ATTTTACAATTCCAAGCATTTCAGTAACATCCATACCTTCAGGTAAAGTGTTTGCAGTTGCAAATTGTGTAATTGGGACAACACCAATAGGTAGGATAAGTCCTTGAGATACTTGTCCACGAAGTTTGATTGTTTTAAGACGGAACCCTTCTTGGTCACCCATTTTCTTAAATGAAGATTTACGTAAAAATTCAAACTCATCTTTAATTGGTAAGAATGAATCAATCTCACAATAAACTACCATGTCACCCACCTTGTGACCAACATCTTTTCCTACAACAACATTCCAACCACCTACGGTTGCAAGTTCAATCATATCTGCCCCATCTATAGGACGAATGTTTGTAATCTGTCTAATTGTTGCTAACTTTCTTTCCATATTATTTTATGTGTTTATATCTAATTCTTTTGATTGTGTCGCCAACATGAAATTCTGTTCTACCTGAAATTACACCACTGTCTTTTGTTTTGGCATAATAGACAGGGTCAAATTGGAGTGTGTTGATTTCACCTGATTTTTTAAACCATACCGAATCAACAGTTGTTGTTGTGACATGTTTTTCAAATTTTGTTTGTGGGTTACTACATCCTGATAAATTTATTACCACAAAGACCATCATGATTGCCCAAAGTATTAAGAATATAATAGCAAGGGTCTCTCTTAAATTTTTGATTTTACGTACCATGAAGCAAAGATACGCATTTAAAAAACAGAAATCAAATTATTTTAACATCAAAAAATCCAAATACATTTTGATTGTTCTTCTAATAACCGAAGTATCAATGTTTTGAAATTTGTCAAGTGATTCAAGTTCGTTAAACAATCTACTAACCAATTCTTTTTTTGAACCTAAACGAACTATCCTATCATCAATTATTATATATTCAACATTTAAGTGTACCGAATTTGTAACTTTTTTTGGGTAATGTCTTCTCAAATAATTGAATACCTCGTCACTAGTGTTTCCACTATATTTTAATAGAATTTCATTTTTGTCCGATTCACTAATCATACTTATAAATATCAACTCTTCCTTTTCATTTCCTTATCAAAGAAGTAAAACATAAAACTTGTTAAACCTATAATAAAAATTATATCCATCATATCTTAGACAATAATAAACAAAATTAATATATTTATCAATAATGAGTAAAATTATACCTGTTCAAGATTATTTAAAGTTAACCAATTCTGACAAATTAGAAATTGAAAGATTGCTATTTGAAACGGTTAAAGAAGAAATGGAAAATCAATTTTCTTTTTTAAAAGTTGAAAAAATTGAGTTTAATAATTATTGGGATAGACTTGATGAAGACGCTGAAAGTTGGGAAAGACTTTCAGGATTTATAATATCACGTGCTAATACATATATTCGTCTACCTGATATTAGAACTTTTATGGATAGTGAATATAAAGATATTAATTTCACTAAAACACTATATGATATACAAGAAAATGTTTTTGAATTTTTTGGATTACCTAGTACTGTTATGGGTGTTGTTATGGCTTGGGGTGACGAAGATTACTATGATTAAAGTTTAATCCATTTCCTTGAAGTTTCAAATCTGAAACTACCCATATGAACCTGTTTCCAACTATTTGGTTCAATCAAAGATAAAAAATCAGTACCATCTTCCCTTTGATATAAATGATAAGTTTCACCAATTATTGGTTCAAAATTGAATGCCGCTTTATAAACTTTGTGGGTCCATTCATATTCGTCAAGTAATTTTAAATACTCACGTTTGATTTCCTCGTACTTAGCGTCAAACTCATGATTTGCCTTAACTACTGTGTGTGTTTTCCAACCTTGAATGTCCTCAAGTTTGATTGCTGGCGCTCCAATATTATCACCATAAGGTAATAGAGCGTGTTTGTTTTCCTCCATGTAATATTAAAAATACTAAAATTACACGTACTCTTCAATAGTACCTATTCTAAAATTAGAATATTTGTCATTTTTTTTATTATTATCTAATAAACCAAAAAAATAATTACTTGAGGACACTACTTCGTTAGTATTAAATAATGAGTCACCCTCTTCTAAAGTTCCTGAATATTCATATAAATCAATACTGTACCTTAAATCGTTAATAATTTCAAGAATATCAGAGTCATCGTATGATTTATATGTGTATAAAGTTTTATATTCACTTTTATCCATTAATCCTGCCGCCAAGTAAAGACTGTAATCAAAAAACTCATCACCCTGAACTTCACCATCACCATCACAATTATTACAATAAACCTCACCTTCTCCTTCACAATTATAACAAGGATTATTACCGTTACCATTACAATCATAACAATCTTCAGTATCACCTTCATCATCAGTGACAGAACCTGTTCCGTTACATTCTGAACATTCAACGACACCACTTCTATCACAAACCTCACAAGTTTGTGAACCACTACCGTGACATTCATCACATGTATCTACTTTGTTGTCCGTATAATTTGTAGAACAATAAATAAACAATGTTATACTTTTAAACATTTTTTCTAATTTTTCATTTGAATACCCGTGTTTAACTTTAAAAAATACACCAAAAATAATTTGTGCATATTCTTCAACGGATATTTCAGGTAAAATTGAAGATTTAAAAAATCTTTGATGATTTAATATACCAACCACATGAGATAATGTTTCAATTTTTGTATTGTTATTTTTTAAATCATCTACTATTATATCAATAAAATCAATTACAGGAAATTTCATATATTATAAGTATTTATCAATATGGATTTATCTAAAGAGCAAATTTTACAAATTATTGACTTTATTGTAAATGAAGATGATTGTGATACTGGTGTATTTGCCAAATATATTAATGAATCAAATTATTGGGGAATTTATGAATTTTCCAACCGAATTAAAACAACTAAAAAAATTTTTAATTTGGATGAATATGATATTGATTTTTTATTCCACGTTTATAGTAACAATTATGATTTAATATTAAAGGATAACTTAACTGCCGAAAATATGGTAATTCCTGTTAAGAAAAATTATGATATTACCACCAAATGTATGTACAGTAAATCAGGTTTTGAATATTACGAATACAATGAAAATATATATTCACTTAAATCAATATATTGGAAATACGAAAATGGTAGTTTTTATCCTAATGATGGTAAATTAGTTGATGAAGCCGAGGGTAACTATGAAATGCACGAGTGGGAAATTGAGGATTCATCAATTAATGAAAATGTTAAAGAATCAAAAGAAGAAAGATTAAAAAAACTTTTTATGATAAAGGAAATTGTTGATAGAAAAATTAAAGAATTATTATAATTATTTTATCATGAATAAATTAAATGAAAATATACCAAGTTTTAAAGCCAAAGTTAAAAAATCATATTTTACTAAAAATTTAGATGATACCGAATTTTATGATGTGTATTGTTTTGGTATTCAATCAATTACAGGTAAAATATTAACATTTCATATAATGACTGACCACGGAATGTTAAGAAGTCGTGTACCAATATCTGAAATATATTTTGAGGAAGTTATTAATGACATACCGTATTATTATAAACAATTATGGGATTGTTTTTCTGAAAATGTAACAATAATTACTTATGATTTTTTAAAATACCACAGATGTCAAGTGGTACTCCGAGATGGTAAAAAAATTTGGTGTGAATACATGTTTACTGTTGATTGGTTTGACAACCCATATAGTAATGAACCAACGGATTATAAGTGTGGTCATGTATTAAAATCTGATGATGGTTATTTAGTTTGTATGCCAAATAACAGAATATTTTGGAAAGATTCAAATTGGGTTACTAAAAGTTTACCTGAAAATTTAAAACAATTTAAAGTTGACAGTGTACTATTATCAAGTGAAAATGTTGCCGATAAATGGATTACTGAAGATACTGACAGTTTCTACTATGACATTGATTCTGAATAAATTGGAGCATCCATAATTTCATAGTCATCATATAGACCAGGAAATTCTTCAGGGACATCTCTTAAAAGTAATTGAACTTTCTTATCAAACTTATTTAAACTTTCTGATAAATATTTTAAAAATGAGTGCGTTTGAACATTTTTAATCTTACGAGCAAACTCCGCAACTACCTCAGCACTTTCTTTTTTATAAATGTCAATATTAGTATATATCTGAGCTTTATCCCACACCAAGTATATTTCAAAACCAAACGCCTTTCCAACAAAATGAACCTGAGCTGTATTTTTAATTTCAATGCAATCATGAAACATAATCATGTTTGGTTCCCCTTTAATAACTGTTACCTGATAAAATGTTTTTATATAATCCAAAACAATATCAATATTACTCATATTCATAATAATAAAAAAAAGGTAGACATTGTCCACCTTTCTTTTTGGGACTGACCGAATATCAGCCAATCACTCCACCACTTACTTTTTAAAGAAATAAGAAACTTTAAGGAATTTGATTGATGATATCCATCAATTCCTCTTTATCTAACCAACCAACTACGTCATGTTCTGCAGATGCTACCAATTTTTTGGTAACAAAATTATTATCTTTATCAAAAATAGCAAGTTCAAAGGTATTAACAAAATCACCATAAGCTCTTTCTCTACCACCAACAACAGATACCTCATACTCACCAAGATTAAGTCTTGATTGATATCCACCTAAAGGATGTTCAATCTTCAATTTCATAATATCATCAATAGTATAATCTCTCATAATACAAAGATATAACAAACTTTTTACATAATCAAATATTTATTGAATATGAGTTTTAGCAATCTTAAAAAGAATGATGTTGTCTTTTCAGAGTCAAAGGGTTCTCGTGTGTTTAAGTTAATTTCCAAGAAAGATAATCATTGGGTTGTGGGTGATATGTTTACAAAAAAATATGATACAATCACTGAATCAGACACATTCAGAGTTGTTAAAACTGAAAACAAACCAAAACCAATATCATTGTTAAATTTGGTTGAAAGTAATGGGGTAAGTATTACACCAACTTTAACAGAAAAAGAAGTTTTTTTAGTTGAGGAACTTAAAGGTTCTTATGAAGAAAATTCGTTACACGAAATAATTGAATCTTATGAAAATGGTAATTTAAATAGTGGTGATGATATATTAAAAGGTTATTTAAAAATTTTAAACTCACAGTTAAAATCACAATACGACAGTTTTGCGTTAATACAATATGTTTATTGTGCAATTGAAAATTATGATACTGAGGTATCGTCTTCAACAAAAATTAATAGATTCAAACTTTTTGAATTAAAAGCCACTGAAATAAGTGATGAAAGAAAATATCAAAATTGGACTTTAAATGTTCCAGCATTAGATTTAGATATGATGACCAAAATGCAATCAGGAATTATTGATAATCTTTGGAACTATGACCCCGACGCTGGTTGGGCAGATTATGGTGATAGTGACTTCATCGGAATGGAAGATATTGAAATTGAAGAAATTGGTGTTAGTCAATACCGTAAACCATTAGTGATAGAATAATATTATGAGATACGAAAATTTAAAAAAGAACGATGTGTTATTCTGTGAATCAAAAGGTTCAAGAGTTTTGAAATTGGTTGAAAAAGTTGAAGGTTCTTGGGTAGGTAGAGATATTTTTACAAATCAAAACTTTGAGTTAAATAATACCGACCAATTTAAATTGGTTAACAGGGATACAAAAGTTAAGCCGTTATCATTATTAAAGTTAATTGAGTCAAAAAATGGTCCATCAACTTTAACTGAAAAAGAAGTGTTTATTGTTGATTACATTATGGACAATTATACCCCTGATGAATTACAAGAGTTAAAAAACAGTTATGATAATGGTGAACATATGGACATTAAAATCGCACATTTCAGCAGTCTTTTACGTTACTTGAATTTACCAGGTGGTTATAGTGAATCATCATTTTTTCAATATATTCTTTGTGCTTATGAAAACATTGGAAAAACCATTACATCATCAACACCAATTAAAAGATTGAAAGAATATAAATTTGAATGGACTGAAGAAAGAAGACAAACTGAATATAACACATATTATATTGAATTTTATGCCATGAACGATGAAGACGCTGAAAAAATCTCAATTCATTTAAAAGAAGATTTTTGGAATTATCCCCATGAAACTTACGATACCGACTATGGTGATAGTGAATTTCTTGGGATGATTAATCCCGAAATCAAAATAGAGGATAGTAGTCCGTTTGTTATTGACTAACAGCTTTTGATTTTTCCTTAGCGTATTCTGCCAAAGTCATCATCGGTTCCTTAACCCCTGATACAATCACACACTCAGTCAAAACCTTAAATGGAATGTGAATGAACAAATCCTGAGCATCATATGTGGTTAGGTCTTGTTTCAACGCCAAACAACCCTGAACCATCTTACAAAAGATTCTGAACTGAACTGTGTCAGTGAATGTTGGTGTGGTTAACTCGCCATACTGTGGGTGGAACATTCTTAATTGGTAATTCATACAACAAAGATAATAAAAACTTTTGATAATACCAAATAAAAAACCCCACGAAATTGGTTTATCGTGGGGTTGGGTTTGAAACTTTAATCAAAGTCGGTTCAAGGATGCTATCCTTGAAGGGGTTCTGGCTAAAACGATGAGATTACTCGTTTAGTTGACCTGTCTTTTGTAGAGATTATACCCGACTAAGGTTTCCTCTCGTATCCACTAATGTTGCCATCAGTATCAAGTCATCACCGATTGTTTACGTCAATCAATCGTTTCGGTTAAACTTACTCAACTATTACTTGTCTCTATGGAATCTTGCGGACTCCCTAAACCCGTGCCCAGGTACTAGGACTTTCTTAGTCAAAACTGAAGGACTTGGGGTCCTGTCAATTTCCTTGTTAACTTTCGTTCAAGGAATTAGGTGACTTTCAGTTTAACCGCTCAGAGGCTTTTCCTTTTCTGTAGTTTTATTTTTTCATAAAATCAACATAGTGAGTGTAATGAAAGATGAGCTCTGAGGTGGATAGCTTCTCTTTTGAAGAAGGAAATACCACTCACCTTTCTGTAATCCGCCAAGACTACGACTTATCTTGATATCGTTGTGTTACCACTTGGATACCTGTGATAAATTGGTGACCTAGCCCTACATCCACTTGGCGGCGGAGTCGAACCATTCCCTTTACCTTTTCCTGTTGATGTCTCCATCTCAACCCTGACACCTCACGTGGTCAGGATAAATAACTTCTCTCAGCTGTTGCCCATAAGAAATTATTCGTAGGTAATTTGTTTAGTTGTGAGCCACTTTCGTGACACCGAGATATTTGTACCGTTGAGTACTTTCTCCCCTATAGTCCCATTACTGGGGTTATCTTGTATCGACGCTAAACCGCCGAATTATGTCTGTTATCAATTCAGAACTTTAGAATGGAGGGGTCCATTTTTTTTGTCCTGAATTGGACATACTCATAATTTAAAGAACGTTTCCCTAATGGGACTACAAAGTTAAGTAAAGTTTTTGAGTTAATCAAGTACCTTTAAAAAACTTTTTAAATAAATCTTTTTGGGATTGTGATAAATAAATATGCCTTTATTTTTGAAAAGTCAAATTACATCAACAAAATTTCTAAAACTTTTTTTAGTTTGTCAGTTGTTTGTGGTAATTCGTCCTTTGAAAAGTATTTACACTCTGTGTGTTCATGTCCGTCTTTAGCTATTTTTAAGTTAGGTAATACTTCATCTGATAAGTTCATTACAAAAACATACATCTTACTTTCAGGATTACCTTTTCTATCACTATTAATAATTGCAGAAACATATTTAATGTTATTTACTTCCATATTTGTTTCCTCAATAAATTCACGTATTGCACCATCTCTTGGTGTTTCCCCTTCTTCTAAGTGTCCTGATGGTATTGACCATACGTTAGGTAAAAAGTTATGGAATGAAGCCCTTTTACACATTAAACACTTATTATCTACTCTAACTACAATACCAGCATATTCTTTCATAGTAACATATTTATAATAAGTATGAATGTATTTGTAAATGATAACATGTTTAAAATCAGAGTTTGTGTCACTCCTGAAACAATTCAAAAAGGAATGATGGGGCAAAGATTTAATTCAGATTTCAATGGTATGTTATTTATGATGGGTAACAATGAAGAACAAAGTTTTTGGATGAAAAATTGTATAATCCCGTTGGATATTGTTTTTATCAATGATGACATGACAATACAAAGTATTCAAAAAAATTGTCCACCGTGTTCATCAAATGATTGTGAACATTACTTAGGTCATGGTAAATATGTTTTGGAATTAGCGGGTGGTACTTGTGATGAGTGTGGTATAGAAAAAGGTCAAAAGATTAAGATTTCATATTAATTTCTTTCTTTAACAAATCAACAAATTTTTTCTGAATGTTCTTGGTTAACGCAACGTATGGTGCGTCATCCTCATCTCTATCGTAACCTCCCTTACTTCTTGGTTTTCTTTTACTTCTTCCGTAGTAATTCAAACCTGATATATTTGTAATACATTTGTGTCCACCTGAATTTTCATCAATCAATTCACCAATTGGAACACCAAATTTATCTAATACTTTTAATTGTTCTTCAGTTAATTCATCATATGGTATATCCATCAATGTCATTAACATATCTAAATATTTTTCACCACCATCAACTGCTTTAAATTTATCTCCGTAAAATGCTTTTAGGTCAGTACTTGTAAATCCAACAGATTCTGAACCAAAATCTCTCGACGATTCACTAACCCATTTGATTGTTGACAAAGGGATAATTTTATCACTACCCCAAGATTTAAGACCGTTTACAATAACATCTTTCATCTCACCTAAGTTTACACCTTTAAGTGCTCTATCTTCTTTATATGGGTTACAAGACGCTTGTACCAATCCCATTGGCCATGCGATAACAATAAAGTCGGCTTCAGGATAATTTTCAAATGGCGTGTATCTATCGTATGAACCTGGTTTGAACATACTACCTCCTCCGTATTGAATAATAATCCCATCTTCAAATTTTACATTAGGACTGTTCTTTTGAGCCTTAATATAATCTTCTTGGTTTTTTGCCATCATTTCTGGTGTGGCAAAATTCTTTTCTTTTGCAATTCTTTTAATGTTGGTTAGAATACTTGTCAATGATGGTTGTGCATTCATTACCAATTCTTCTAAGAAACCTGGTTTGTTTTTATAAGCCAATAATAACTTATTACAAACCAATCCCATCGCAAATTTATTTTTACTTAACTCTTTTTCAGTGTCCATTCTGAATAAGAAATTCATAACATCTTTTGGTTTTAAACCTGCTTGTGTAAACTTAGCAGCATCAACCGTTGATATAATTCTGATATCACTATCTGAGAATATTTCTCTTGGTGAAACAACTTGAGATATTGTTGCAACATTTGACGGTGACTCTCTAAATGACGTTGAACTTGTATATCCAGTTCCCACTTGTTTGTCGTGGTGGTCAGTATGAATCTTGAACATAGGTTTACCATGTGCAAAATCAACAAGAACAGGCATTACATCACCTGTGGCGTCATTCTTTTTAACAGCGAACTCCTTGTCACCATATTGAATTATGTGAGCATCTACGACATTAATACCATTGTCCTCAAGATATTTTTTCATTGCCAATGCGGTTGTTACTCCATCCAAATCTTGGTGGAAGTAAATCTCCGCTTTTGGATATCTTTTAGCAAGTGCATTGATATCACGGATACCAGATTCTCTGATGATAGTTTTAGCCATTAGTCCTCCAATCCAAAAAATTTAGATACTCCACCAACAATTTTATCCATCATGTCACCATATTGGTCCTGACACGCTTTAAATATTTTTTTATCAGCATCATTCATCTTCTTTTCAGTTTCAGGTCCCCAAACTCCATCAGATGGATACACTTTAACGTTAACTTGGTATTGTTCTATTGCCGTTTCAGTTTTTTCACCCATCAAACCATCTATTTCACCTTTGTATAAACCTTTTTTACTTAAAAAACATTGAATTGATTTTTTTCTATTTGAATCTGACGCTTGTTCATTGATAACTCGCTTAACAATTCTATATAAATCGTTTTCACTTAATTTAATAACTTTTTTCTTATTCATATTTTCTTTTAATGTTAATAAATACTTTAATTGGTTAAAATTCTGTAACATTTCATCTCTGAGATTCAAAAGGTCAGTATCTTGTACATCATCTAATACATCACTAAATGAAATTAATAAATCACAAACACCACCAGTCCATTCTTCAATATTAACATCTTCCAAATCAAACATTTCAAATTTCTGACCTTTGGTAGATGGTCTACCATATTTACCCATTAACGTTTCAACAAACGTATCTATTAACTCAGTAATTGAATCAAATACTTTAGCCAAAGCTTGGTGTTGAGCATATGATTTAGTTTGCCAGTGAAAATATTTAACTTGATTTTGTAATTCTTGTAGACCTGCTACTATTTCTGACGTATTTTCCATATTAACTTTTAATATAAATATACGGAAACAAAAAAAAGAGGTTAGAATTTACTAACCTCTTCCAATTCAAGTTTCATTTGTAGTAACTTGGCTCGGTACTCTAAAAGTCGTTTGTTTGCAACCTCTGTGTAATTTGGACTCAATTCAATTCCTACCCAATTTCTTCCAACAAACTCAGCAGCAACTGCTGATGTTCCTGAACCCATGAAAGGGTCCATAACAATGTCTTCTTTGTAAGACAAAATCTTCATTGCTCTTACAGGAATGTCCATTGAAAAAGTTGCCTTGGTTTGTTGTTTTGTGTCAGCAAAATAATTCCATTGTCCATAGACCAAACTGATAAAATCATCTTTATCTGATTTTTCATACATGGTTTTATTTTTACCTTCAACTTCTTCAACCCATGACTTCCATTGCGGTGTACCTTTGGTTTGTTTTTTTGACAACTGTTTGTAACACAACAACACACACTCTTTTGGATTATAAATGTATGGTGATGATGGACTCATCCAACTACCCCACGCAGTTGTTTTACTTCTATGTGGCGATGATTCTTCCAAATCAACAACACCGTAAAACTTATAACCGATACTCGCCAAGATGTTCCAAAGTTCTGCAATCATAAAGATTCTTCCACCTTTTTCTTGACGGTTAATTTCATACGGAATGTTTAATGCTAATCTTCCATCGGGTTTTAAAACTCTAAATGCTTCTGACAACCATTCCCTTGAAAATTCCTTATACGCTTCAAAATTCATGTCATCATCAAATGAATCGTATGCAATTCCAACTCCGTATGGTGGCGATGTAACCATAAGGTCAATTGAGTTTGCCGGCATTTCTCTCATTACTTCACGACAATCACCTGTGGTAATCTTGTTTAAATAGTTATCTAAGTTGTTCATTTTAAAAATCTTCGTTTGTTATTCTTAAATCATAATCATTGAAGTTCGTAAAGTCCAACTCATCTGCTTCAATTCTTCTTGTTAATGTATCACCTGGCATATCTCTTTTTGATAGTCTAAATTCTCTTACACTCATATTAATATCCGTATAGATAATAAATGAACTTGTTCTATCCTCAGGTTTGATATATGAAATACCTGCTGGTGTCATAATGAATAAATCATTATTATAAAACTGTTCTACTGATGTTCCGTATAACCATCCGTTGAAGTAAACATGTTCATAAAACATATTTGATTCGACCATTTTGGTTGCCTCTTCATCTGTAATAAATAAATAATCTTTACCTTCAATTTCACCTTCTCTTGGCGGTCTTGTGGTATAAGTAACTGCATATTTAAATCCACGTGATTCAAACTTCTTTCTCAAGTGGTCTTTACCTGATGCCGCTTTACCTACAAGAATAATTCTTTTATGACTCCTTATTAATGTCAACATCTTTCTTATGTACTTTTTTATAAACCTCTATAAAACATTGTGAACAAAGTTGTCCCACACCTTCAACATAGTTTTTACGAACGTCAATGTGTGTATTAATCGTGTATCCAACTTCACGTTTACAACTCACACATTTTTCATATGGTGTTGTATTATTATTTTCCATTTAAATTAAATTGGATTTCTTTTGTTGGGATGTTTGCACTAGATTCCATGATTTCAGATGTTAACTCATATTCTTCATCATTTTGATATTCATTGAGTAATTCTTTATTTGATAGTGTACCAAACTTTTCACTTAAATTATCAGTATTAACATCACTCATATAATTTTTCATATTCATAAGTTTTTCAGCAAACTCCAAACTATCCAAAATTACTTTAACAATTCTGTATGGGTCAGCGTTTGAACCTGGTCTTCTATCTTCCAAATAACCAGTCCAATTGGTTGCGGTAGACAAAGGAACTCTAATTGACGCGCCACGGTCAGCAATACCCCAAGAGAATTTATCAATTGATTGTGTCTCGTGTTTACCTGTTAATCTAAACTCATTTCCTGAACCATAATTTTGAATATGGACATCATGTCTTGATTCAAATGCGTTGAAAATAGATTTGAAATAATTCTCGCCACCTTCAGTTCTCATTTTTTCATTAGAAAAGTTACAATGCATTCCTGAACCATTCCAATCACCATGTCTTATTGGTTTTGGATTCAAATCAATAATCAAGTCATAATACTCAGCAGTTTTGTACAACAAATAACGAGACATCCACAAGTCATCAGATGCTTTAATAGCTCCTTTAGAAAATAATTGATACTCCCATTGTCCTAACAACACTTCAGCATTTATACCTGTAATGTCCAACCCGGCATTTAGACACAGTTGTAAGTGCATATCAACAAATTCTCTTTGTGCAACATTTTTTGTACCTACACCACAATAATATTCTCCTTGAGGTTTAGGGAATCCTTTTTCAGGGAAACCAACAATGTTACCATCTTTAGTCTTTAATACATACTCTTGTTCAAATCCGAACCAAACAGAATCATCTTCTAAACCTATATTGGCCCTTAAATTAGATTTATGTTCATTTCCTGTGTTTGGGTCCATTACCTCACACAAAACATAAGTTGTTGGGTATTGAGTAATGTCAAATGAAGGATACATTCTAACAGGTCTAAGAATACAATCTGAGAAATTACCTTCAGCTTGTTTAGTAGATGAACCATCAAAAGACCACAATGGTAGATGCTCTATATCAAAATCCATTGGTAGGTCAACAATTTTAATTTTACTTCTTAAATTTGGTTCAGGTGTATAACCATCTAACCAAATATATTCTAATTTTGTTTTCATATTATACTAAAATAATTTTTACTTAGTTTTAACACCATAATAACCATCCGAAATATTACTCTCCTCTATGATACCTTCATCAATATATTTCTGTAAAATTTCTTTGGTTTCATCCATATCAGTTTTCAAAATGTATTTTGAAATGTAACTGATATGGATTGGTTGCCTCAGTTTATTTAGAAACGTTTTTTCTTGATTTGGTTTCATTTTTTTCTTTCTTGGTTTCAGTTGATTTTGCTGTTCCCATTTCAGTTTTCCAAACATTCTTAGGACAATACTGCCAACCCAAATAAGTTTGTAAAAATAGTTTCTGTGCTTCTTTGTCGTGTACTCGTTTGAGTTCACCTGTCTTAGTGTTTCTGAGTGTTTTCATTGTGTTAAATATAATTTTAAAATTTCTTTAAATCAACTCCGTATTTGATAAAAAAGTCCCATTTCCAAAAACTAAAACAAAGGATATGGTAAGGTGTTTCAACACCTGTTTCAATAAATTCATAACTACTTAGATATGAAATGGTTGGAATAAATGTAATTTGTGTGATGTAGTCATTTGAATGATGACTTTTGTGGAATGTTATTTTATTTTTCATTATTCTAAAAATTTTAATATTTTTTCTTTAATACCTGATTGTTTAATACCCTCAAGTTGCATTGGAGTTAAAACAAAGTTTTTAAGTCCCCACATTTTTTCACCTTCACCTTTTAGTGACATATCCAAATCATCAATTGAAACCCAATGAGTTATATGCGAATTTTGTCCAAGATACTGTGAAATTTCTAAACTACGAGTTTGCTCTTTATCCAAGCTTCTATGCCATGGGAAATTTTCATAATCATCATACAAGATAGAATCGGTAAAAGCAATTGGTTTTTTGATAATACCTTGTGATTCGTAGTATTGTCCCATTTCTTCAACGGTTGCCCAACGTTTCCAATCTGATGATACAACAATCTCAGCACCTGTTGCTTTTAAGATTTCGTTAAGAACCTTTACAGCCTTTTGGTCAAAATTATCAAAACGATATTCAAGTGGTATTTCTAATAATCCCATTGACAGTTTACGACCACCCCATTCTTTTTGTTTTTTTAAACGGGTACCCCAGTTATCGTACAGACAGATAACACCATCGTGGTCCAAAAATATAACTTTCATAATACAAAGGTAAGATTATTTTTTTAAATTAACAACCTCTTCACCTTTTTGTATTACCCAAATTAATTTTCTTACTTCTTCACCCAACGCATAATTGTTTGGGTTTTCTTTTTCTAATCTAAAAATCTCTTCCAATATTTGTTCTGTAGTCATAGTTGTTTTTCTTTTTTTCCTTTAACCGTTTGGGCAAGAAATGAATTAATCTTTCTTTTAATCATTGGTAATATGGTTTGTTCCAATGACACAATTGAATCTGTATTGTCTTTTATTTTAAGCACGAATACAGGATGTCCTGGTTTCTTTGCTTCATATTTGTCATTGGTAATTTCTTTTCCAATATCAAAAGATTCTGTTGTGTCAACCAATTTTGTAACAACAATTTTCTTTTCATTTTTATTTCTTTTGAATTTTTTAAGTTCGTATCTATAAAGGTATTTTCTACCCCCATAATCAAAAAAAACATATCCACGACCTCTTTTTAACTCCTCGTCGTTTTCTAATAATGACAACCATATCGTTTCATAAAGTGTTTGCCAAATTGTTTTTGCAACCAAAAAATATTCTTTGAATTTTTCTTCGCCAAAATCAACAATCATTCTGTATTCAGCATAATCTTGTGGTGACATTTCGGGAACATTTTTATATTCCAAATCACTTAATAATATTTCATCATCAATTTCTTCTAACTCATTCACCAAGTTAATATATTGGTCCTTTCCTTTTAAATTTGAAAAGTTGGCAAAATGTAATGAGATTTGTTGAAAATGTGGGTATAACTTAAAGTCATCAAGTTCTTGAGCCATTTTTTGAAAATACCCCAACATTTTGTATTTGTGATATTCAAAGTCAATTGGTTCATCTATCATCCAATCTGTTTTCATATCAATAATTTAATTCAATTTAAAAATTTATGTATATTAATTTACTCTAACTATATAATATGTTGTACCATCTATAACTTCTTCATTAACATCACCGTCATAAGAATTTAAACTAAAACCATAACCGTCTGAATCAACAACACTTTCAATAAGTTCTTCCTTATTAATAAAATCATGGTCAAGAATCCATTGAAAATAATCCATACCCATAAAATTACTTACAAAACTTTCTATGTTACTTGTATATTGATATACTTGGTCATCAATTATTTTGTCAATATCATTTTGGTCATAGTCACCATCAGGGTTATCATTTATTTCCTCAATTTCGTCTGGTATTTCTAAAAGTCTGTCTTCTATTTCAAAAATCATATCATTAAACGCATCGTATTGTTCTTCCCAATCTTCATTTCCAGTATCATACGCTTCTTTTTGAGTTTCAAGTTCGTTTCTTTTGGATTCTAATTCAATTTCCTCTTGTTTTAATTTCGCAATTTCTTCTTCTTGTGAACTACTTAAGTTTTTACTATCGTCATCTAAATAAACTTCAGGATTTTCATTAACATCATGGTCAAAGAAATCTCTAATATATGACTCAACACCATCTTCGTCTATATGGTTTTCAACAAAAGAACGGTTAAACCCTGCAATACCAATATCGTCCAACATGCTTTCAACCGCCTCACGTGATGCTTCTTCCATTTCACCTTCATCACCAACCGCCCATTCAGTTCCATCAACCATATTTTCAAATTGAGTTAAACCATAATGCCCGTATTGGACAGGTAATAAAACGTAAACATCCGATAATTGTTCAAATTCATCTAATTCTTCTTCTACCGCCGCCATATCCGCAATTAAGTCAGTATCTTCATATGCATTTTCTTGCGAATCATATTGTCTTTGGTATTCAGCCAATTGTCTTTTAGCACGGTCAAATTGTGCCTTAAGTTCAGGTGTCAATTCTTCTAACTCACCTATTGAAACTAAGTATTTAAACAATGCATTTGCTCTTAAACCAATGTCATCAGTGTCTTCAATATCCCACTCATTAGTTTGTCTTCTTTGTTCGGCTAGTTCCAATTTTTGTCTTTGTATTCTTTCATTAGCCTCTCTGTTTAATCTTTGTCTTTCTTTTTCCGCTAATTCTTTGTCATTCCATATTTTAAGTTGGTCGGCAAATGTTGTACTAATGTATGAATTAATCCTTGATAATATCTTTTCTAATTTTTCGGTTCCAAAAATCCAACCTGTTCTAAATGAATCATCAGGAGCGTTATAATAAGTTTCAGTACCATCAAATTTTTTCAGTAATGCAACTTTATATGTTGGGTCCGATGTTGGTTTGGTTTTACTTACAAAGTAAAATAATTTACCGTCTTGGTTATATCTATCGTAGTGTCCTGAGTCACTAGCAGCAGTACACCATTTTGTACCTGAACCAAAATAACAAGATGATTTATGTGTTTTAGGTGAAACAACAGTCATTTCATCATCTTCATAAACCACATCAGCATCATCAACTGTTTTAATTTCACGTCTTATACGGTTGTCATAATCATCCAACACTTTTTTAAGTGTGCTAATCTTATCATATTGGTTAATATCTTTTAAACTTAAATTTTGGCTAACAGTTGAAAACTTTTCTAACAGTTTTACCACAATGTTTAAATCAGTATTAAAGTTTTTTGGGTTTACCACTTTACCCAAAAAGTTAAGGTATTTGTGTTGACCCGGTAATACGTCTGACTTATCAATAATGGCACGTAATTGTTCTTCAGTAAATTTATTTGAAAACTTCTTTGCAAAATCTTCTTTTCTACCCTCCAATATAATTTGAACTAATGACATTTTTTTATTGATAAATATTCAGTTTTTACTAATATAAAAAATAAGGATAATATTTATAGTAATAAACTCAATTAAATAATACAACTATGGGATGCGGATGCAAAGGTAATCAACCAGCTCAACCACCTGTTCAACAGCCTCAGACTACAAACGAAGCAGTTGCAAATGTGGTTAAAAAAACTGTTGAAAAATACTATCAACAAGTTAAAAAGTAAGTAGTGTTAAAAGAACTTTTTAAGGGAGGATGAAAATCTTCCCTTTTTTTATATTTATAATCAATGGACATTGAACAATTAATTAAGGACGGTGATACCGAAGAATTACAAACAGTTATAAAACGTTATTTTAATAACGACTACGAATTGTTTTTTAAATATGTTATAGACGAAGGTTATATTGAAATGTCAGATGATATTGATGATTCAATATATGATTTATACCCAAAAAATATTATTAAGTATTGGATGGTCAAAAACCCTGAAAAAACAATTGATTATATAATTGACAGACATTTAATTGATGTAAAAAAAGAAGACGGAAAGTATTATATGGAATTATCTGATTTGTCAGATTTAAAATTCTTATTCCGTTCTGATGCCAAAAATTTTGTTGAATCAATTTTGTCAAATGATTACGACCCATATCATTATAGTTTTTCTGATTTTGGAATGGAACTTTCTAATTTAATTGGTGATTTAGACACAAAAAGCAAAATTGAAATGTCCAATTATTTAAGTAAACATGTGGGCCAGTTTGTTGAATATAATGGTGATGATGATACAATATCATCCTATGTTGAGTCTGATGAATCTGGTGATATGTTTAAATTAACACAAGAAAGGTTAGAGGAAATAATGGGTGATGATGATTCTATAGCCAGTTTATTAACTGACTCGCCTGAATTTCATGAGTTAGGATTTTTATTAACAAACGCTTATGGGGATGCGTATTCAACTGCCGAAAGAGACGCATACTATAACAAAACAATGGATGAGTTAAAAGATTTCTTTGAAACACAAGATTTAGGATATTGGGGAACAAAAGAGGGTTTTACCTATGATAAAGAAGGTAAAAGAATTCCAAGAATAAAAGACATTTATTTTGTTAATATTACAAAGGTTATAAAACAAATGATTATAGATACTGTTGACAACAACATGTCTGATTTTGATGAGTATAACGCTTTTGATAATTTAGGTAGTTTTGAGTGGATATTAAAAGAATATTATGCAGATGAAATTAGACTTAATTTAGATAGAGTTAGTCCTGACTACGGAGATATAGATACATTATTTAATGAATATTTCCGAGACAATATTTAACATTTTAAATTTATCATCTACCATTGTTTCATGTCAAATGAAAATGTAATCTACAACCCATATTATGGGGACAATTTATGTAATCTACTAGCAAATTCAATAGTTGAAAAAATTAAATCCGTTGACCCAAAATTATACGTCAACATATCTGTTACCAACGTAAATAGTTTTTTTATGACCTGTGGTGAAACAGAATACACAGAACCATTAGACATTACCGAAATATTCAATAGTGTCATGGAGAACGTCCCTGAACCCTTAAAAATGATTGTTAAAGTATTTGACTTAATATCATATAATACCAAAAGAGTTTCAAGTACAATTTTATACACAGAACATTTTTCAAAATACAAAAAAACATTATCTGAAAATTTTACAAAGTATTCTGAAATACTCAAACTAAATAAAAAAGAATGTTACACCAATATCAAATGTTTTAATACGGATGTTTATATTGAAACGATTTCAAACGTAAATGAAGTAAAATTACCTAAGGGTTATATAGATTGGAAACCCAACACCAAAGTCTTTACCTCGTTACCAATTTTTGGTAAAGACTTAAACAGTGAAAAATACATTTACATGTTGTTCAGATACATCGCACATACCTTGTTTGAAGCTGGGTTGTGTAATGTTGTAAAACTATCTGTTAATACAAATAATCCTGTGGACCAATTGTATTGGGATAATGTTAACTTTGAAATTGATAGTGAATATTTCTTAACTTCAAAGAAGTGGACTGAAAGTTTAGTTTTGGATATTTTTAACTTTGAGGTTAATAAAGTTATTGAAGATTTAAACTTAGAAGTTTATGACTTTGCCAATGAAATTCTTCACGAGAATGAAAATTACCCTTGGCTTAGAAATGATAAGTTAAATGATATTGTACTGGTTTAAACTCGTTTGGAGTAACCAACAATTTGGTAGAAATCTTTTTTACCATCACAGTAATCCTTAACCAATTGGAGTAATGTTTTAAACATAAATGCCCCTGTGGTTTGTTTTTCACACTTGGTGAATAATTCAATAAAGGCTGTCAATGTTTCAATAGAGTAATATCCGTGTTGATTTAAACTATCATAATCAAAAGTTGGGTAAAACAATAACTCGTAGTTATTCCTTTCATCCACACTATTAAATGGTTCGGTTCTTTCGTAATAATCCAACATTGTCTGAACATATTCCCCAACAATTTTTTTACTGTATTCACACTTAACTAATAGGTCAACAATCCAATGTGTGTGACTTGGTGTACGTAACCTTTGACCTTTTGATTTGTATTTCACAATGAAATCTAAATCAGGGTTTTCACCACGAAATCCCTGATAGATTCCAATTGCCGTTCCATCACCAGTAACATAATACTTTAAAGGATTATGTCTTACGTCTTTTCCTTTTTCTTTATATGACAAGTCCATATTGATTAAAATATTTTAATTTGACTATTTTTCTTATCATAATCTTCAAGTCGTTTTAAAGACATATCAATATATTCTTGATGTATTTCAATTCCTACACAATCTCTATTTAATTTTTTCGCTGATAACAATGTGGTACCTGAACCCAAAAAAGGGTCTAATATCTTGTCCCCAACAAAAGAATAATATTTTACAATTTTATCAGAAAGTTCTTCAGGGTATGGCGCTAAATGTTTTGAGTGTGTTTCAGGATTTATATACCAAACATTACTTCTTTCATAATCATCAGTTACTAATGATTCTTTTAAGATATCTCCAGAATATGAACGGACTATTTTATCTATCAAAAAATTTGCAGGTTTTTGAAATACAAATATTGTTTCTGAAACTAAATTAGGTTTATAAGCAACCGGTTTTCTGTGTTGAAAAAACCCACCATTTCTATTTATAGCAGAACCTTCTGGTTTAACCCATAAAATATCTTCAAGATATTTCCATCCAATTTTTTCCATTATTGAAAAAAAATGAAACGGTATTGGTAGTCTTTTGCTTTCGGAATTTCTATTAATTCTTTGGACTATTACTGGTGATAAATTAACAACGCACATGCGTCCCTCTTTAGTTATTCTGAAAACTTCCAAAAAAACTTTTTCTAAAAAAACTAAATAATCATCATATGTAGGCCATTGTGAATATGATTTAGCGTTATAATATGGTGGTGATGTCCATGTTAAATGAATAGATGAATCAAGTAATTCCTTTAATTTTAATTCACAATCACCTAAAATTATTTCATGTTTCATTAATTAAATTTTCTACTAGTTGGTTTAGTGTTGGAACAATCTCCATTTTCAATACTCTTACGATTATGACAAAGTTTACAATAAGTCCTTACATTGTAAATATCGTTATTATAGTGATTGCCATCTATATGGTCTAAGTCTAAGCACCCAATTTCAAATCCATCCCAACTTTCTTTATTGGGTACAGGACATTTAAAACCTAAATGACCATCAATATTTTCACAATATTTCTTCTTATGAATTGTAATCCCTTCTCTAATTATACCTTTTTTTCTATCGTCTTGACATTTAGAACATTCTGTTTTAAAAGACCAATTAGACCAACTTCTTACAGCAACTTTATTTTTACAACCAACATTCACACATTTAGGTAATTCATTACCCATTTCATAAAATTTGCGTTTTTGGATTTCAGAAATTTTCATAATACAAATATAGTTAAAATATTTAAACAAACAAAAAACCCCAAGATTTTTCTTGGGGTTCATATAATTCAGTTACCTTACCCGTTAATAAAGTTCTTGACTTTTTCTAACGCTTCTTCCAACTCTTGGAAATCTCTATCGGGTGCCATTGCTGAATGTTCAACCAATTTACCATCTTTAAGTTTCACACCTAAAAGTGCTGGTACATAATCATTTTCAACAATCTTTTGAAATTCTTCGTACTCTTCTTCGTACTCGTCAATATCTCTTACTTCATAATCAATGCCACTCTCATCAAGAAGTTTTTTCATGTCTTGACAATGAGGACATCCCTCCATAGTAAAAAGATATAATTTAGTTATCATAATACTTGTGCCGCTTCAATAAGAGCTTGTTCACTCATCATACCTGTTTGTGTTCTTGTGTTTTGTCCACCTGAATAAAATTTAAGGGTTGGAACCGCTCTTACACCAAGTGAACTTACAAGTTCTGAATCGCTCTCAATGTTGAATTTATAGACACTAACGTCTGAGTTTGATTCTTTTAGTTTACTTGAAACTTTTTCAAGAATCGGTGATAATACCTTACATGGTCCACACCATGATGCATACAAATCCAAGATGAATTTTTCATTGGATTGTAATTTTTCTTTTAGTTGTTCTGTTGTTAATTCCATTACTTAATTATTATTCTTCAAATTTAATTTTATACTTTCTCATTGTATTTGCCGCTAACGTAACCGAATCTTTTCTGGTTGCATCATATAAAAAATATAACTCAAAACTATCAACACTTCTATTCAAAAAAATGTCATAGTCAGTTGTGTTGTAATACAACTCAAATTGAGTCCCTTCACTAGTAACTCTTTCAAATACAGGTTTGGCTTTAGATTCTTTTACCAAATCAACGGATACAAATCCATAATCCCATATTGATGCAATAGGATTTGTATGTAAATGTTTATACAAATCCAATATGTGTAAAGGGACCCCTATGTTATTATCCTTGTCCACGTGATTTCTTCACATAATTCACTGATTTTTTATGGTTAGAAGTTTTTGTTTTAGCGTGAACGCCAGGACGAGAGATTTTTGCTTTTTCTTTGTACTTAGCAGAAAAGTTTGAGCTTGATTTTACGGGTTTCTTTGCCATTGTCTTATATAATTATCTATTGTTTTGTTTCACAAAGTTAATACTTAAAAATTAAAAATCCAAATCAAAATTAAAATTGTTTGATGATTCAACTGTTTTGTCCCATTGTACCAATCCAATATAATATTGACCTAATTGTGAGTCATTTGGTTCTTTAAGTATCATTTTTCTTTTAACTGTCTTATTGTTAATATATTGTGTTTTCATAAACATTTCAAATGTTTCAGAGTTCAAGGCTTTATTAACTTGTCCGTCCAAAATTTCCATAATATGATTCCAAGATTCAGGAAGTGATTTATTAAATTTACCCAAATATTGAACTCTTGTTATATTCAACTTTTTCTTTGATGGGTCATAGTTTAACATATATTCAATTGTTCCTCTTTCCACCCCATTTGCATTTCTTAAAGAAACTATAACACTTGGACATTTATCAATATATGTTCTTACACAGTTATTTTGATATGCGCTTTCCTCATTATATTCATCAGAAGAACGTAATAACACTGGTTGGTATTCAATACCACTGAAATCATATATTGATTGTTCTACGTTGTCCACAAACCCATCATTATAATTTCTTACATGGTACCCTTGTTTATATGTTGATATTAAAACGGACCAATTAGCATGTTCGGTTACAAAATCATCAATTGTTTTAGCGTTTAGTGAAACTTGTTCACCGTATGTTTTTAATTGGTTGTAATACATTATATGGTCGTTCAATGTATTTTGATTAATATCACCATTTAATTGCCATTTGAAGTATGTAAATATTTTTTCTTTTTCACTTTTGGTGAAGTCATCAGGAAAATTATACATACAGTTGTTACTTGGTTGATTTAATAAATCTAATATAATTTTATTTTGATAAACTTTATCATAACCAAAATATTTTATCGTATACCTAAGAGAGTGGATATTTGTATGATTACACACATGCAAATTTTTCTTAATTTCATTACCACTAATACCGTGATGTGACATGAAGGCATCAATAAATTTTAAGTTATGTTTTTTTAAAACGTTGAATTTTGGTAAATGTTCTAAGTATTGTACATCAATAAACGCATTAAAATTATTAGGTAATTTGACACCTTTTTTAAGTAAGGAATACCTAACTAAACTTTTAGCTAATTCAATATTATTCATATCATAGTTTATTTCAGGAAAATTATGAAATCCCAATGCGTATGAAAATTCTGATAATAAATTTCTTTTTATTGTACCATCATGAAGATTGTTTTTATATGGTGATGTAATCATTGAGAGTTGTTCTGAAATCATCCCAAGATAATTACATGGATTCTTTCTTATTACCTTTGTAAACTTTCTTTTGTTTTGATAATTTAAAATGTGACCAACATAAAAATCGCCAGTCCTTCTATTAACTGTTAAAAAATAACAATTTTTTATTTTACCAAAAAACCTAATACCAACTCTTCTATGGTAAACTGAAATAAATAATTTCAAAGATAGTTTATCACCACTTTCCTCTAAAACAATCATTTTATTTCTTTGGGTGACGGCACACATTAAATTTGAATAGTTTTCTAAAAAACTTTCTTCATCGTGATGTGATTCCCCTGAAAGTTCAAAAATACCTTTTCGTATTTTTGATTTATCATAACCCCTATAGTTTTCAAAAACAAGATGGTCCTGATAAAGATGAGTTTCATAACTTTTAAATTCCTGTTTAAAAATTTCTTTTTTTTCCATTAGTTTAAGAATATATCACCGTAAGGTCCTTTTAAGATAAAATTTTCAACTTTTTCTTCAACCCTGTCTTTGGTAAGGATTAACATAATATCAATTAATTGTTTTTTGGTCAACTCTAAATCCTCACCTTTGTCATAGTTTTCTATAACCGTACCCTCAACCAATTCAAAAAACATATCCTTATCACCATCACCAATTAAATTAATTAGGTCATTTGGGTTGTTATTAAAAAATGATTTAAAGTTGGACAAATATATTTGAACATCAACATTCATACTACAAAGGTAAACAAAAAAAAGGGTTAATCAAAAGATTAACCCCAAATTCTCAATTTCACTTTCAAATCCTCAGGAAGTTTTAAGCTATCACATCCTTTGAAGTTCACCAATTTAAGATTTGGTAAATCTTTCAAACATTCAGGAATTGATTTAAGATTCTTGTTGTTTGGAAGTGACAAGTATCTTAATTTCTTACAGTCACATATTTCAGATGGTAATTCACTAATCAATCCATCAATGTGAAGTCCTTCAAGGTTTGTTAATCTACCGATTGTTTTTGGTAATGGGAAACCTTGTGAACCTGAATTTCCACCTGAGAAATCCATTTTTGTAATAGTATCAGGCAATGATTCAAAGAACTCATCAAATCCATATAACGCAATGAATTGTGCTGCTGGGCTTCTTGGGAATTCAACATCAACCGATGTTCCTCCTTTACCTGAACTCTTGGTCATATTTTCCATAAACTGAGGTTTGAAGTATTCTTTTACTTCTTTGTCAGTTTGATTTAAAAACTCAACTAAGTTGATTGAACGGTCATCCTTGTCCATGAATTGAGAACTTTGGAAATGGAATTGCCATCTATTTGTTGGTAATCCAGTATCTTTAGATGGTTCAGAGTTTTTGTCGTAAATCTGGTACAATGGACCGTCTTTGATATATCTTTCAAAATAAGACAAACCTGGTGCTGATGTGCACCATCTTGTTTCTTTATTTTGACCACCGTAGAAACAAGCCGCTTCTTTACCCAATTCATCTGTTCTTGTAATTTTTGTAATTACATAGTTTGGTGTTTCAACTTCAAATGAACCACCAGGATGTGAATATTTAGCATCTTTTCTTTCTGCTTTAGTTGTTGTCGCTTTTTCTAATGAAAAATCTTTAACCAAATCATAAAGTTCGTCTGAGGTCAATTTATTAATATCTCTTTTGTCAACAGGTAATTGATTCTTGAATCTTTCAAATTTAATTAAATCATCTTTAACCTTATATAAATCCTCAAAAAATAAATCAATTCTTCCTTGTGATTCTCCTGTAATATTTTTACCAACACCTTCAGGACGTAATCTTTTAATTTGATTAATCATCCATTGAACATATCCACCAGTCTTTTTAACTTGGTTAAAATTTTCAGGATTTTCCTCAACTCTTGATGTTGGGTCATTGGCAATTAATATCAATAACTCATTAGGTGTCAAAACAGGTCTAATTTTTTTACCTGTTTTTTTATCAACTGTTGGCTCAGTAAACTTCTTCAAGAAGAGTTCTGAACGAACATCTTCATTGATGATAGTTTTTAACATTTCTGTGAATTTCATAATTTAGAATATCTTTTAAAATAAATATCTTAATAAGTAGAAAATTAATAGTTCATAATCAATAATTCTTGTCCCATATTTTGTGTTACACCTTTTTTTGCAGAAGCCGCCTTAGCAAACTCTTTCATTTTCCAAGTGTATTCTGATTCAGGAAACCATGTGTGTAACAATTCAAAGTCATAATATGACAACGAAAACTTACCTTTAACATCATGTAATACTTTTGCCAACCTTTCGTGGTCTTCACGGTCAAAGTCATGATTAGAATAATAGTTTTCAGTTTTCCAATACGGTGGGTCCAAATAAATGTAAGTAGATTCAGAGTCATACTTTTTAATAACATCAGCAAAGTCCATATTTTCAACTTTTGTTATTTTGTTGAAGTGTTCAACCCAATCAGGTTTACTTAACTTGTCCCTAAATGTCAAAAACTTTGATTTGTAATTACCTTTCAAGTCAATAAACCCAGATGATTCAGGTTTTGAACCGCTAAAGATTGATGTAAGAATGTATGCGTATTTTGCGGCAACTTCATAATCAGGATAATTTACTGTAAATCCAGATGCGTACAATTCTTTTTGGAATGTATCAAATTGTTCTTTGTAAATTAATGGCGTTACGCTTTCACCACGTTGTTGACATGGTATGTTGTTTACAGCTTTTAATAGTTCTGAAGGGTTCTGAATACATCTAAATAGATTGTAATTTAGAGGATTAAAGTCGTTATAAACAACTTCTTTTAAATTTGGAAATTTTTTTAAATCCATATTAAAAAAACACCAAAACATTCCACCAAATGTTTCTACGTATGTTTCCATGTCTTTTGGATAAAATTCATTTATCCATTTTCCTATTCTACTTTTACCACCAATATAACTTAATGCCATAACTTATTTTTTTCTATATTTTTGTTTATTTTTTATTGTTTCAATTACTTCGTCAAATATAAGTCTTTTTCTTTGAAGAAAAAAGTTTGAGTCAAAATAAAATCCGTAATATATATTTTCAATGTCTTTCATTCCTGACCATCCAATAAATTTATATTCTTTATTTTTTGGTCCGTATAATTTGTTAATGTTTGTACCAAACAATAAATTCATTCTTTCATTAATGTTGTTTAACATATCCAAAGACCCTCCAACAATTTTTAAATCACCTCTTTGTGAACCATCTCTTTTGTCGGTATTAATTCTTATGCATCCATCACCATCAAAATAACCCCTTAAAAAATGTCTTTCAAATTTTTCATTAATTTGAGGATATTTTACAGAAAATGTTTTATTTTGTAATACACCCAATTTTTCTAAATCATTAATTATTTTTTTTCCAGACATAAAAACTTCACAAGTTTCTCTTTTTTTGTTTTTCCAAACATTCATTTCACCGTCAATGGATTTAATAAATTTCTCTAAGATACCAACATCTTTACTATGTAATTTTAAAGTTAATTGATATCGGTGTTTTCTTGGGTCGTTGGTTACGCACCCATCCGCAAATATAAATCCCAAAAAGTAAGCTTTTTCTTCACTGTCTATTGTTTCAAAATAATTTTCATTATATATTTTCTTTTTCATAATGTTTTTTAACTAAATTTTGAATAAACTTAGAAACACTAATTTCTTCGTTTTTCATCTTATCAAACAGATGTCGGTCAATACTAATTCCGTATTTTACTTTTTTATCTTTTTCGTCTTTATAAGGTTTTCTTTTTGTTGTCATGTATAATATAAATATCAGAAAAGTGCGTTAAAATGTAAATAATATTTACTGATATTTTTATTTTAATATACTTATGATTATGTCAGAATGTAAGCAATGTAAAAAGAAACCGTTAACTCGTTATAATACTTTTGTAACGGTTATTTCAGTTTATCTACTAATAACATCTGTGTTAGGTACAATTGAACTATATAAGTTCATCTTATCACTTTTTTAATATACTCAAGATTTTTTCTTTTTGTTCTTCAGTAATTTTACTCAATGAACGATTCACATGTATTTTGACTATCAAATCACCCCTTCCTTCATTGATATAATATCCTTTACCTTTAATTCTCAATGGTTTTTCAGTTGTTAAAGTATCAACAGGTACCTTAATCATTAACTCACCTTCAGGGTGTGGTATTTTAAAACTATTTTCAGTTATAAAATCTTCTGGTGATACTCTTATGTTAGCATATAAGTCAGCGCCAATTTTCTCAAAATTTTCATCAGGGTTTAATCTGATTTGAATTACCAAATCACCAACCCCAACACTATTTTGATAATCACCGGCATTTGGAACCCTCAAGAAATCACCATTGTCTAATGAACGTGGTATATTAATATCTATGGATGCAAATGTTGGTTTGTGACCATTGCCATTGCACGTAAAACACGTTTCAATCAATACTGAACCCTGACCCTTACAAGATGGACAATCGTGGGTCTGAACGTGTATCTGACCACCAAAATTAAACTGTTGTTGAACAACACCCCTTCCTTGACAAGTCATACATTGTTCACGTTTTCCACCATTACCACTACAAACGCTACATTGTTCTTTTTTGTGGTAATTAATCTTTTTGTTTGACCCCAACATTGATTCAGAGGGTGTTACATGTACGTTCAATACTTTGTCAGGAGCTCTTTGTCTTCTCCTTTGTTGAAATGGATTAAATCCACCGTTAAACATTGAAAACAAGTCATCCATACCTCCACCACCTGAACCATTAAACATACCGCCAAATGGGTTGTTTTTTTTATTATCATATTCTTGTCTTTTTGATTCAGTACCAATTGTGTCATACGCTTCAGCTATTTCCTTAAACCTATCAGCACCTTCAGGGTTTACATCTGGGTGGAATTGCTTACTTAATTTCCTATAGGCTTTCTTTATTTCCTCTTGGGAAGCTTTTTCATTAACACCTAATATTGAGTAGAAATCTTTCATGAATTACATTGTTGTATTGTTTAAGAATAAGAAAAGAAAAAAAATCATCAAATCTTTTGTTAGAAAAAATGTTGCGGAATTGTATTTTAAGAAAATTTGTGAGCAATCTGACCAAGTAAAGTTTAATGTTGAGGTTGAAAACTCATTGGATGTAACGTATGAAGTTGGTTTATTATCTAAAACTATTGATACCCAATTTCAATTATTCTCTCAAGATGATATTGGTAGAAATGTTAGGGTAAACCTTGATGATTCTGATTTACAGATAATTAAAATTCACAAATATAGAATACCTGAAAAATTACAGGATTGGTCAACAAATAAAAGAATTACATATGATGAATTCTTTAAAAAACATTTTACCAACAAAGATTTAAAGAATGTTTTTACCGTTAATAATAAAATTGTCATTCAAAAAGACGATGATACATCAATATATTCATTGAAAAATGTTGATGAGTCACAAAGGTTATTAATGTTATTACAGGATGAATTTATTAGGTTAAAAAGGGCAGACGCAATATTTGTTAAAGACATGGATACTATACAAAGAAAGTATCTGTATGAACATTTGGAAAAATTGGGTATAGATAAAAAAAGATTGTATAGACAATCTACTACTTTTTCAGAACGAAAGTAAAATCAACGTCTGAAATCGAAATAACAATTTCATTATTTCCTTTGTCAATTTCCCTAAAATTAGTTTGTAATTTTCTAAATTTTTCTTCAGGTAATTCCACTATAATCTTGCTGTGTCCTGAAATAAATGTATTTTCAATTGATTCTGTTAGTTCAGCCAACTGTGTTAACCAATCCCTAGAGTTTTCTTTATTCTCTTCCATAACGAAATGTCTGTTGGTTCAATATCAATTGTATTTTTAATATCTTCTTTATTAATAGTTTTTAAGCTTTTAACAAAATTTTCTTTTTGTAATTGGATTTCATTTTGGTCCTGAAGTTTTGACTTGTCATACCAATCCAATAATTTATCAAGATATGGATTCTTGTTCTGATTCGAGTTTTGGGATGTCATCTACGTCAAATTTTAAATTTTTCAAATCTTCCAATCCACCTTTTTCAAATAAAGTTTTTAATTCATTAACCTTTTCTTTGAAAAGTCTTTCTTTTTCCTCTTTCTCCTTATTGTAATTAATAACTGTTTCAATATTATTGATTGTTTCAGATATTGATTCTTCGTTTATTTCAGAAACAAACGAAATGTTTTTACTTTTATCGTCAGATTTATTGAATACTGTTTTGGTTTCATCAACCTGACTTTTTAATACCGCCCAACTCGCAGGAAATACCATATCAAAACTTAAATAAGTTTTAAGTTTTCTTATCGATGCACAATAATCAACAATGTTTTCAATTTCTTTGTATAAACTCATAGTCCAAAAACAATATAAGTAATTAAATACGACAATGTCAAACCATAGTATGTAAGTTCCCCCAAACTCATCTCCATTTTAGTGAATGAGATGAGAGAACTTACAAATCTAATAGATAATCTGAGTAAACTCAGAATTGAGAATACAAATACAAATGTTGCAATATAATATAAAATATTATTCACCATCTTTCTTTGAATCCAAAATTTCAGCTCTTAGTGCTTGTGCTAATGCTTTCAACTCTTGACAAGTTTTTCTTGCTCTTGTTCCCGCTGATTTGTTTCCTGCGTAAAATTTGTTAGTATCAACTGACAATGTTTCAACAAGAACTTTGATTTTTTCTAATGTTTCCATCTTTATAATTGTTTTTTAATTTATTTTTTATTTTAGATAATTTTAATTTTATTATGCTGGTAGTAAAGAGAATAAAGAAAAATTAAACTTCTAAACTTTTTTCTAATAGTTTGTACAACTCAGTAAACATCTCAATATCAGATTTTGAATGTTGATTTTTTCTCGAGAATATTGATGTAAAAAAATCATTTAAAGAATTTTTGACAACTTCTTGGTCTTGGTTATAAAATACATCCATAAAAAAACTTTTGAAGTATTCATAACTCTCGTCAGTTTTAACAAAGAATATGTTTTCTTTTGAAAAGTTTTCAACTGTTTTATTCCAACACCAAATGAAATGTGATTCTTTATCTTCTAAAGTTAATCCAATATTGGTTTCTTTATTGTCATTGGATGTATCACCTAAATAAGTGTCTTGAACCAAGTTAAGTAATGAGAAACAAAAATCTCTGAATAAATCACTTAATTCAGGAATAATATTGTTTGCTTTATACCAAGCATCAATTTCTTCGTAGTTCATCGGTTTAGCTAGCCAATTAAAAAATTGGTCCATATTATACTTCTTCATTATAAAGAAATATACCTATGGACCAAATAAAGAAAAGATTAAATTTTTTATTGAGTTTTTCTGTTGTAATCAATAAGATTTTTCATTTTTTCCATATCACTGATTACTTTTTTGTTTTCAACTGACTCTTCAAGCTTGTTAAAAATTTGTTGTGTTGCTTTCAACGATTTCAAATTACCGTTTGATTTTTCACTACCAGCAATGTCAACAGGTGCTGGTTGTCTCTTATAAGATGCGTTCATTTGTTCTGCACCATATAAATTTTCTTTATAATTCTTGTAGAATTTTTCACCTACTTCACTTGGTACTACATTACCTAAAGCGTTACCGTCTTCATCAACTTGTGCGTTACCAGTAGTTGAGTGACCTTTTAAGTACTTTTCAATTTTAGTATCATCAGGTTTGATTTCATCAAATACTAAATTTGTTTGACCAGGATACGCGAAAGCATCTATATATTCATCTACAGCGTTCGATGCGTCATAAGCATTTTTCTTGTCATCAGAAACTTCTTTACCAAAATCTTCTCTTGACATAATTTTATTACCTTTAGGAAATGACTGTGGGTTTTCTTCATATTCAGTACCCATGTTTTTCATGTAATCCTTCATTTTAGCCGCTACTTGTTTCATAGCATCTGTATTTTCTTTCTTAGTTGTATTCATTGCGGTTTTAAACCCTTTGTCTACAACTTTTTCAGCTTCAACTAATCTTTCAATAAAGTTAATTAATTCAGATTCTGTAAAAACAACTTTTTCTTTAGTATTTTTATTTTTACTTTCTTTTACTTGATATGTTTTTCCGTCAACTTCAAAAGAACTTTTACCATCTTTTTTAGCATTTGCTAAAGCTCCTGAAAATGCGTTACCTTCCCCCACTTCGTTTTCACCCATTTCATTTTTTCTTGTTTTTACCTTAAATGGTTTACCTGTCATTTCTCTATATTTGTTAAACATTGTTTCACCATTTCTTTTATTAAACCAAGATTGTTTATCGCCATATTTGTCATATAATTGCTGAAAAGTATCAAATTCTTCAGTATCAAAATCATCACCACCTATACCATAGATATCTCCACTTCTAACCGGTCTGTCTTTTTCGTCACGGTATTCATCACCTTTAAAATCTTTTCTTTTAGGGTCACCAAATGAACCATACATAGCTTCACCAATTTCATTTTTTCTTGTTTTTACCTTAAATGGTTTACCTGTCATTTCTCTATATTTGTTAAACATTGTTTCACCATCTCTTTTATTAAACCAAGATTGTTTATCACCATATTTGTCATATAATTGTTTAAAAGTATCAAATTCTTCAGTATCAAAATCATCACCACCTATACCATAGATATCTCCACTTCTAACTGGTCTGTCTTTTTCGTCACGGTATTCATCACCTTTAAAATCTTTTCTTTTAGGGTCACCAAATGAACCATACATACCTTCTTCAATTTCCATATCTTCTGAGTCTCTGTTGTCAAATCTACCCTGACCAGGTCCAACATAGTGCCAACCCCTAATATCGTCATAGTCATATCCTAAATTTCCTAAATATGGGTTTTCTTTTCTGTCTTTTTCACGAGCAACTTCAGGGTCTTCTTTTTTACCAAACATTTTCTTGAATATGTTTTCTTCACCCATTTCACCTGAAACAATCTCACCGTATTCAAACCCAGCTGGTGTTCTATCTTTATCTGACATCTTATCTCTTAATTTCTTAAATATATCTTTTTTAGATATAACTGTTTCAGCAGCAGAATCGTCATCCATATCAGTAATATCAATGAAAGTATCTTCATCTTCCTTGATAATCTTCTTAAGTAAATTTAAAATTTTGTTTTCCATGTTAATTTATTTCTATATAAATAGTTTAATCCTTGAAAATAGTTTCTTCAATCTCGTGTAAAAGTATTGCTCTTACAATATTTTCATGAATATTTTTATTTTTTGCAACGTTTTTAATTGCTTCCGTTAAATTATTGTCTTCCCACATTTTCAAAGCTTTAATATCACCCTGATTACAATATGGGAAATTCTTACATTTCTTTTTAACCCTAACAAATTTTCCACCTTTGTATAATGGTTTTGCACCACCTCTCCAATTCTTACTGTTTTTAGCTAAAAAAGAAGCACCAACATATGAACCTGATGACGCCGAACCAGTTGCTTCTTTGAATTCACCTTTTTCAATTTCGGTGTCTTCTTCTTTCATATGTTTCTTTTTACCTTGACAATGAGCTTTTTGACTGAATCCTTTTGGGTTATTACAATTAATACTTTTTTTATACTTTTCAGACCATTTTTCGTCTAATTCTTTTTCTTCTTCAACAGGTCCACCTTTTGCTTGAATTTTCTTTGGTGCCTCATCAGCCCACATAGACATTTTAGGTCCCGATAATGGTCCTTCATAACCCCCACCACCAGTACTTGTAGTCTCTTTAGTCTCAATTTTACTATACAAGTCCCTAACTTGTTTTTTAGCTTCAGGTGATGTTAATTGTGCACCTACCTTTTGTAAACTATCTTGAAATTGTTTTGTTACAATATTCATATTAAACTTATTTAATGACTGCAAAAATAACACCTATTGTACCAATAGCAATTCCACCCCACTTAAGGTTTCTTTGTTTAATGTACGCTCGTTTGTATTCTTCAGCAATTGATTCTTTTAATTTAACAGTTTCAATATATTTTTTTTCACTGTCAATATAAAGGTTTATTGTTTCGTTGTTGTTACTAATGATTGAATCTTTCAATACTAATTGTTGACTCATAATTGAAACTGAATCTCTAACAATTTTTATTTCTTCATAACAATTATTTCTTTGTTGTAGTACCAATAAAGCATTTCTCAATGTTGATACAGGAACTATACAACTATCTTTACTTAAGTTCGGCGAACTCTTTTGCGAATAAATCGGCGACATCATTGTCAGAAAGACTGTTAAGATGAGCAATATCTTTTTCATGTTGTTCTTTTAATTTTTTTGTTTTTTGGTTTAAATCACCAAGTTTATTATTAAGTTGTAAATTTTTGTCGTGAAGTTTTTTAGTCTCTTCTGCAATACTATCAACCATTAATTTATTTTTTCCAATCAGAAGATTTAATGAATCACATTGTTTTTCCAAATCATTGACTTTAGATAAATTAACAGGTTTAGGTTGGGTCATAATGATATAACCAATGAATAACAATACCACAACAATTTCAATAATTGTTCTTTTCATATTAATTTTCCTTTACTGATGTTTTCTTTCTTCCGGCAATTACCTTAGCCCATTTAGATTTGAACTTCTCATAATATCCTGTTAGTTTACTAATAGTATCCATAAACTTCTCGTCGAGTTTTAATTGGTTACCATTAATATATACACCATTTTGTTCACCAATTGTCATAAAAAATTCAATATCGTGGTCAATAATTTTACCACTCCATTCTACAGAATTTTTATACAAGTTTAAAGGACCAAAATCTGTCAAATCAGATACTTCAGAAACAAATTCGTCCATTGTCTCTTGGAATGTTGTTTTATCATCAGTAGTGATTGATGTTTCAGTAGCGTTTGTACCATGAATAACTAAGATACCACCTGAAACTCTATACTTTTTGTATTGGTCTTTTGGTGTTTTTTGTTCATCTTGGTCAATTTTTTCTTCAATATCAGCACCGATATTTGGTGCACCTATTGGTTGTTCTGTTAGTAATCTTGACCTTTTCAAAAGGTCTTTAATTTCGTCGTATTGATTATTGTTCATCATTAAAGTTTTCTAATAAATATACGAAGTTGAAAGCTGGCGACAAATCTGTGTAATCTTCTGACAAATTACTTCTATTAATTATTCCGTTGAATTTTTCAACCCCGTTTAATTTGGTATTATGACCTATAAATTTTTTTGGTATTTTGAATTCTTCACATAATGTAGTACACAATTTAACCAAACTTTGTAATTGTTCTTCACTGTATTTGTCCCAAAAATATTTGTTTCTCCATTTTCTTTCATGAACATCTGTAACTTTGTTTCCCAACCAATTTGAATAAGTTGTTGATAGTAAATTTTTATTTACCCAACCTAAGTTTTCTAAACAAATAACAATTGATTTATCACCAAGTTTTTTATCTTCTAAAAACTCTGAGGATTTTTCAGGTGATAATGTCTCAACAACTGAACCATCCTTTAATATAACATAATTGGGAAGTCGGTCATACTTCCCATTATTTCTAAAATCTAGTGACGTTAAATAATCTTTTCCCACCCTTGATGTGTGGCTTAAAATTATTAATTTTTTCTTTTTTGATTCAGTCATTCTTCGTATAAACTAATCTGTTTATTTGTGGTTCAATAACAGGTTCGTCATCTACAAAGTATAATTGTTCTGATGGTGTAGGTGTAGGAGGTATAACTTCATTTACAGTATCATTTACAGTATCATTTACAGTATCAGTTACTGGTTCATTAATTTCAGTCTTTTGATTGTATTTTTTTTCGAATAACTCTTGTAATTTATTCAAATCATCTTGAGTTGGTATGTATGGTTGATATTTTTCAACAATTTCTTTTTCTTTTTTACCAGCTTCTTTAGATATCTCATCAATAATTTCATCGGTAACTTCGACCATTGGTATAGTTTCAATTTTTGTTTGTTCAGAATACTTAACCAACATGTGTGCAAATGTTAAGGATATTAATGGTAACATTCCACCTGAAATTAAAGCTAACCATCTTTTTTGTGCTAACATGTCTGTAATGTCAACTCCAAATGTTTCGAGTAACGGACCCGATAATTCGACCCATTGTTTAAATAAATCACTTGTCTGATTAATAAATGAATAAGCAAAAAATACGTTACCAACAAACTGAATAAAAGTTACAATCAAAAATGGAACATAGACAAATCTACCCATGTTCGCTGAAATACCAGCAAGTGCTCCAAGAGCGGCAATTTCAATTGCTACGGACAAATAAATTGCCCAAGAAAAAGGGTTAGTTAAACCATAAAAAGTTGTTACGTGACTAATGGAAACAAAGGCAACTAATAAAATAGGAATTGTAAATGACGTAGCAATAATTCCTTTTAGATTTTCTCTAACCCAATTCTTCAAGTTCTTCATTATTTTTTATCTTCTTCGTTTTTATAGTGATTAATCGGAACGTGTTCCTTGTCACTAAGTTCTTCAATTTCAAGAGTTTTCCAATTAGGTGTTGTCTTGATAATTTCTTTCATCTTTTGTTCTGTAACAATTTTTGAGTTAATAGAATCAACTTGTTTTTTTAATCTTGAAACTTCAGAACCTGTTCCACAAGTACGGAATAATACCAGTACTAAAACGACCAAAAGAATCCACTCTAAATTTTCTTTAATCTTTTTCATAATGTTTTTTTATTAATAAATACCAAATTTTTATAAATAGTCAAATAATGTTGAACACTCATTACGTAATTTACGTAACGCTTTTTCTTTAATTTGACGAACTCTTTCCTTAGTCAATTTAAAATCATTACCGATGTCTTCAAGTGTTCTTGGAGTTCCAGTTAGTCCAAAATAGTCCTCAACAATAATTCTTTCACGTTCATCCAAGATGCTCAAAATGGAAAGTAGTTTTTCTTTTAACATTTCCTCAGTATTCAACCCTTCGTCAGGCATTGAAGCGTTTTGGTTAATAATCATATCCAAAAGTGTATCACCATCTTCATTAATTGTTTGTTGCAAATTAATTGTAGTTGGGAGTGTGGCTAATCTACTGTCGAGTTCCGAAATACCTTTATCGACTTCTTTCTTTGCCCTGTGTAGCTCTTGAACCACATTTACAGGAAGACGAATTGTTCGTGCGTTTTCATTAAGGGATTGTAAGATTGATTGTTTAACCCACCAAACAGCGTATGAAATAAAACGTAATTTTTTAGTCCAATCGAAGTTTTGAATGGCTTTTATTAATCCTAAGTTCCCTTCAGCAATCAAATCTGAAAGGTCTAATCCTTGATTTTGGTATTGTTTAGCAACTGTAATTACAAAACGTAAATTACCTTCGAGTAATTCTTTGTGAATCTGTTGTTTTTGACGCTCAGTACAATTTATATCTAAAATCAAATCTGACAGTTGACGTTCACGGTCAGGTGTCATTACTTTTAGTTTACGAATGTCCTTAAGGTATGATGAAATTTCTTCTTGGTTAATAGAACCTGTGTTCTTAGTTGTTTGGTGGTTTTTAGATAGCTCTGGAGTAGTCATAAAGTAGTTCTTTTTCTTGGTTTGTTAGTTTGTCGATTCCGACTGTTTTTATTTTGTCTAATAGTTCGTCTAATGTTGGCACGTTTGCCTGTTCATATATATCATCAGGTTCATTTTTGGAACCAAACAAGTTGGTCAAAACATGTTCCATGACTTCAGATATGTGTTTTATGTCAGTATTTTCGGACAATTTGTCAGTTTTTAGCGTGTTTTCATTATCTAAATCCATTAAGTCATCTTCAATGTCTTTAGGTAACGATACTAATATATTTTTATTGTGTGGTAATAAAATATAATTGTCAATTATATCTTCTAACACAATTTTACAGAACTCTTTGATATCCTTTGGTGTCTCTTCTGTTTCGAAATGTGAAATCACATATTCATCTGTAAAATGAAACTTCATAAAATTTGAACATAAAACAGGTTCAAATTGTCCTAAAATTTGTTCTAATAGAAAGTTATTGTTTTTAAAATCACCGAACAACAACAGGAAATACTTTGTACCTACAACTTCTCTTTTTTTATTTGACATATATTTATATTTTATGAAACAGATTATTATTACTGAAAATCAATTAGCAAATATAGCTAAAAAACTTAATAAAACCAAAAAAAATATTAAGGAAGGAAACGATATGAATGTTTCTAACTATATGTTTTTTGGTAACATTGAACAGATGCATAGACAATTAGGATTGTTATTAGAATTAGACCCACAAATGGTTGACTCTATTATACAAGACGGACATGATTGGGCTGATGACCACATTTCCGAAGCGAAAACAAATATAGACCAAGTATTTGATTTTATGATGAATAAAATTGATTAAAATTATTGAGGACTAAATCCTCCGATTACCAAGAAATAAAAAGACCTCCTATTAATCATAGGAGGTTTTTTGTTTTCTTGAATATACTTTTTTGGATTTTACAACCCTCACAACATTTTTTCTACGAACAATTTGTGCGATGTGTCCGTCTGATAAACCCTGTTTCCAATCTTTCTTTTCCATAACAATACAAAGATACTACTAAATACGCAATTAACCAAACTAATTACTGTATTACCTTTGAAATATTATCTTCTTTTTTAATCTTAACTACGTTGTCCGACCAATTTGATACCAATGGGTTGTGGGTAATTACAAACACTTTTTCAAAGTAATCCTTAATCTTAGTAAAAAATTCCCCTACCATGTCAAGGTTTTCGTTTGATACCTTACCAAACACCTCGTCAAATACAACTATGTTTGGTTTAGGTAATGAACATACTTTACTCAATACCGCTCTAAGTGCCAATGATGCAATTGTTCTTTCAAAACCTGAACCACTTGCCATTAGTTTTTCAACACCTGTTCCATTGTCAACCATCACAAATTCAACTTCATTCTTGTCATTAATTCTAACTTCAAGTTTAAAGAACGCACTATCTTGTAACAATCTTTGTAACTCATCGTTAATCAATGGTGTCATGGTTTTCATAATCATTTTTGAAATACCGTTCTTACCAAAGATTTCCAAGTAGGTTTTATAAATCTTTTCTTTTTCGAACTCGGATGCAATTTGTGTTATGATACCTTGTTTGTTTTTGATATCACGTTCACAATTCTGAATCATCGTTTTGTTGGAAGATATTTTAGATGTGTGAGATGTTTTTTCACGTTCAATTTCTTCTATGCGAAGATTAGCTTTAATGATTTGTTCTTCAATGCTCTTGTTCTTTTCAATCTTTGTTTGAACTTGGTGATATCTTTCAAGTTTCCCCTCAGCATTGGCGAGCTTGAGACCGTCTGCCTCAAGAGTAAGTTCATACTTTTCTTTGATGAGTTTGCTCTTCTCGTATTGTTCGAATTCTTTCTTAATTTGTACATATTCTTTTTCTTTTGTATTAAGTTCTATTAAAACACAATTTAGGTTTTCACTTTGTTCCTTCAGGGAGTCTATTTCTGAAAGTTTAGCTTGTGTTAAAGCTGCGTTCATTAAATCAATTCCACAGTGTTCACATTTGATTCCACCTGACACTGTCTTGGACAATTGGACCAATTCGTTAATCTTTACATCAACAAGTGTTTTTTGTTTGTAATTGTCATTGTAAGATTCTTTAATTAAATCATACTCATCCTCTTTAAAGTACTTTGATGGTTCAACCACATCAACTTCTTTGATTTGTAATTTGGTTGTATTAATCTTTCCTTTGAGAGTTGTAATCTCGGATTCAAGTGTTGACAAATTAAGAACTAACAATTCGTGGTCGATATCATTGTATTTTTGTGAAATCAACCCTTCTTTGTAATCCCTACCTTTTGTTAACCTTGTATCTGCATCTAAAATCTTGACATCTAAATCTTTGTTTTCATTTTCATAGCTTACAATTTTACCTTCTAAATCTATAATATCAGATTTTAATGTCTCGGTATTATAGACATTCGACATCATTGATTTGTTAAATTCAGAGTAGAGTTCCTTACCAGTCTCTTCTTTTTTCTTCAAGAATTCAAGACCCAAAAATCTTGATAAGACCTGACCACGAGCGGTTGGTTTGGCTTCCAATAAGTCTTCCAAATTTGACGCTGTGGTCAAGATTGTCATTAAGAAGTCATCAATATCCCCAATTGAATTCTTGATGAAACTTTCGGTCTCCCTTCTTTGTTCACCTGTGAAATTTTGTAATTGTCCATCAGCAAGTTTTTTAAAGAAGTCCAATTCAGTTTTTACATTCCATTCACCTGATTTGGCTTTTTTTCTTTCAATTTGACGAACAATAATGTATTCTTCACCATCAATCATAATGTCACCCCTAACTGATACTTTGTTCTTATCAGAAAATCTGTTGAAAATTTCTTCGGCTTTGGTTGTCTTGGTTGTGGTGTTAAAGAATAAGAAAAGTAACAAGTCGACAGTTAAGACCGTCTTTCCACCAAAGTTTGGTGGGTCTGACTCAACAACTGTGATACCATTACATTGGTCAAAATCTAGCACCTGATTTTCACCATAAGACAAGAAGTTTGAAAACTCAATTTTCTTAATGTACCACTTTTTAAATGCGGTAACCTCTTGTGATGTCATTTTATTTTCAACCGCAGTATCCAACTTAATAACATCATCAAATATGTTATCTTGTCCCTTCTGTTTAAGAAGTTCTTTCATCAATTCAATCTGGTAGTTTCGGTCCATTATATTGAACGAAACGTCCACAGTTTGTTTTACATCACTAGATGTTTTAACTTTGGTTAATACGTTTATGTTTGTTGAGTTATATTTCTTTGAGAAGTATGTTCTAACACTTTTGATTCTTTCTTGTGTGAAATTTTCAGCAGTATCCTCCCACACCACTTGGACATATGGATTTTCAAGTTTACTTACATCTAATTTGTGTGTCATAAATTTAAAGTTCGGTACTATCGGTGGGTTGAATAGGTCCATCATTTTCTGTGGTTCCTGAATTTTTTATGTGTTCCTCATGTAATGCTTTCAAATGTTCAACCATTTTCTGATTATACATTTTTTGATACATCTTACCCAATTGGTCAATCTGAGTGTTTCGTTGTTGCACTTTCTTTTTGTGGTCTTTTCTATTTCTTGATTTTGGCATCTGTGAAAAATATTAATGTTGTTTAAGTATAAGAAAAATAAATGATTAAAAAAAGAAGTCCCTGTAAACTTTCGCTTACAAGGACCGTATTTTAGATTTAAATTAGGTTATTTTTTTTCGAACCATTCAATGATTGCGTTGACCGCCCAAACTGAACCAGATGCTAACATACCATCAAAAAATGTACTTGCAATTATGTTTGTATCAAAACAATACTTGGTCGGTGAAAACAACACCAAACTCATAAAAAATCCAACCCATGTTGATGTACACATCATACATTTCAGTAATCCTGATAAAAATTCACCTAATGATTGAAATGGTGCATATTCATCTGCTCCCCATTTATAAAGACCAGCTCTTAAGGATTCAAATATTGAACCGTAAACTAAAATTTGACTCATTCCATAAGCCATTAAAATCCAAATTGTTAACCACATATTTTAAATTATTTGTATAAAGTATCATCTAAATTTGAGGAACGTAAATACTTTGCCCTCTCGTTTATTTCATTATTTTTTTGTTGTTCTGTTAATTTTTTGTTCAACTCATCAATCTCAATATTCTTATCTCTAAGGTTCTTCATTAAAGATTGAATTGTATTTTGCAATTGTTGTGAATTGTTGTTATCGTGGAAAATATTTTCCATTTCTGTCATCTTAGTGGAAAATACTACTAGTTCTGACTCTAATTCTTCTATTTTAGTGGAAAATATTTTTTTTTCAGATTCTAACTGTTGTATTTTTAACAACAGTTCATTCTCACTTGTTTTGTCACTAATATATTCTATTTTTGTTACAACGGTCTCTACAGGAACCTCTTTGATAACCACTCGGTCAACAGGTACTTCTTTAATAACTTCAACAATTTTTTCAACCTCTTTAATCACTTCAACAGGAATTTCCACCCGTTTTTCACGGATTACCTCCTTTTCCACCCATTTTTCTTGAATCCCACCCATATTTCCCACAAGTCCGTACTTTTCAATGTTATATCCGGTCTTGAATGATTTCTTAATCAACTCATCAATTGTGATGTTATTAAGTTTGCAAAATAACTCAACCTCCTGTTGTTCAGAATAAGATAGAGTTATTTTGTGTTCCATATTAATAGTTGTGAAGTTTTTCAGTCCCTGATTCAATAATAGAATAATCATCCATTTTGAATACCAAGAAAGGTTTTGGGTTTTCTAAATCCACAAATTCGTATTTATCATTTTCAACATCATAAATACCGTATCCATGTGACTTTACTGTTTCACCAAAATTTTGTTGAATCGTTGACCCAACCATATAAGCTTTCTTTTGGCCGGGAATATCAAAGACTTGGCGCTTATGGATATCACCACAAAGCACAAGGCTACAACCCATAAAACGATGTGTATCGAACCCTTCTTCAAATTTATAACCAACATCTGTAGTAAGACCGACAATCGGTCCATGAAATAATCCAATCTTAACATTTTGCGAATTCGGGTCAATGTCGGGTGTAATGTTGTGGTCCATAAGTGAGTAAACCACCCAATCAATATTTTCATCTTTATAAACTCCTCTATTTTTATAATAATTTATTTGTTCATTTTGTAGTGAATCAATAATTGGTGATAGAGCATCCAACCTTGATGAGTTGTTTTCAAGGAAATCATGGTTTCCAATAATTAATACTGTTTTGGCAATCTTAGAACATTCGGTCAGTGTCCAAGCAACAAACTCAATTAGTTCTGGTGTCATTTGATTCTTTGAATGGACTAAATCTCCCGTAAATACAATACGGTCAGGTGCAATTTCTCTCCATTGTTCAAACATTGTATTTAAAATACCACGATACAAATCATGGTCTTTAAACATCCTTACGTGTAAATCTGAAAAGTGTACGAGTTTTTTAATCATTATCAAATAATTTAAAGTCTTGATTCACATGTGAACACTTATCACAACAATAAGTTGGAAATGGTACAATAGTATCCTCGTGTGAACCAGTTAATAGTTTTGAAACTTTTTTGATATAAGTAACTTCTCGGAACATATCATGTCCACAAGCCTCACAAACAACCGATGGTTGTTCTCTGAGGTCAATATTCATTTTTGGTGTATCCATATCCATAAATGAAAATATAGTAAATTAAAATTAAAAAACCAACTTAATCATTTGGTATTTTTACGTGAGGGTTGTTACTAAACTTTTTTGAAAGTTTTTCCCAAAACTTTCTTTCTTGTCTGTACTTACCCTTTCTTGTTCTTTGTATTTTCATAGTGTTCAATCATAAGTTTAAGTTCCGCCTGTAAGTCCTTACATTTGTATACCTTATAATTATCACTGTTTTCATTTATCCATATCAAATAGCTATCCCCTATCTTAAGATTGGTATTCTTTTCAATAATATGTTTATATAACCCTAATTGAAGTGAGTATGTATTCATTTCACATTCATCTAAATGTGATATTGGTTTTAGATATTTGTTACCATATGAATTACTCATTTTAATTTCTTTGTTGGTCTTGTAATCCCATATTTCGAGCATTTGTGATTTCATATTGTAAAATAAACAGTCTACCATTCCTGCAATTTCATAATCGTGGTCACAAACTACCAATTCCATTTTAACAGGAATCAAGTTTTTCTTTGCGTCTTGATAAAATTGGTGAAACATTGTTTCACATTTTTTATATCTTTCTTCAATAATATCATGTCCAAAAGTTTTAACAGCATCTGACGGGTCATACGGAAATGATTTGTTGTTCCACCAGTTTTCAGCCATGTTGTGAACTAATGTTCCTTTGACTGTTGAAATGTCTCTCTTTAAATCCCAATCACCTAATACACTCTCAACAGTTAATCCTCTTTTTGCGGCATAGGTTTCAGCTAACCTTTGGGTTTCAAATTCTTTTTTAAACTTCTTGATAAAAGTTGTTGCTGAAACATATTCTTTATTACCCACATAATATTTGTGTGGACCATCAAAATATTTTACATCATTAAATTTTGCTAATTCTAAAATTGTATCCATTATCTTTCTAATTCAATATAACTATCTTCAGGTATCACACCTCTCATGTCAGCAATATCACTTTCAATCGGGAGTTTAACCACTTTTATTTTACCATATAACTTACCACCACTCAATCTAAAATATAATCTTTTAGCGTCTTCCCATGCGTCACCATCTAATACAATAGTAATTTTACCTTTTGCCTTTTCATATAAGGTTTCAAATAATAAATCTGACATTTTCTTACCTAACAAAGGAATTGAGTTATCTAAGAACAATGCATCAAACGGACCTTCACAAAGGTATATGTCTTTATCCCAATCAATTAGATTTTCATTGAATATGATAATTTGTTTTTCAGCTTCAGGATTCTTGTATTTTGACTTACTGTTTGGGTTCCATGAACGACCAACAAAATAATTTAACTCACCTTCCAAGTCAAATGATGGTACAATGATTCTGTAAGCGTATTCACCTTCCGTACAATACCCAATTCGGTGTTTTAAGACCATCTCATCGGTTATACCCCTTCGTTTAATGTAGTTCCTCATTTCCCTAAAAGGAATGTGATATTGGTTACCTTCTGTACAAAGTTGATATTCTTTTGGTAGTCTAAGTTTTTCGTATCTCTTATCAATTGGTTTAAACTCATCAGGACGAATAAGGTCATACATTTCCTTATCTTTTTTCTTACCAAATCGGTCAATCAAATAACCTAAGTGTCCTTTGGTATTATGAGTTTCACCACACACCCAACATTTGAATACGTGTTGAGCGTAGTTGATTTCAAGGTTTCCCTTTCCATCACCTTTGTCTAATGCTTTTAAATCATAGGAACAAATAGGACAGTCATAACTTATCTGTCCTTTAGACGGGTAGTGTAGTTTGTGTTTACCAAACACACCGTCAAGTAACTCAACTAATAGAGCATTATCTTCCATATTAGAAAGATAATAAAAAATTAGTAAGAATCAAATTACCAAAACTTATTCATTTTCATATACCCTCTGACACAGGTATATGCATCCGCTTGGTCGTAACACTCTTTTTTAAGAGTCATGTTCTTTGTATATAACCAAGTAATCTGTGGTTCTTCTTTTGCCACCATATCCCAAATCACTTGTTTTTTGTCTACGTCTTTTGGATAACCACCAAACAAGACTTCACGATTTTTATCATTTTTACCCATCAAATTTTGCCAAGCAAATTTTCTTGAGTTGTAAGTTGAAATATAGTTTGGCACGATTCCTAATGCATCATAGATTGCTTTTGTAATCATTGCATTATATCTCATTAATGTTCCAACTGTGTGAATGTTATTTGAACCTAATAATGGTTCCTCAATAACGACTTTGGTAATACCAAGATTTTTATAATCCTCAATCTTTTTAATAAAAGAATTTACCTTTAGAATTAACTCCTCAATTTTTTCTTCAGGTTGTGGTTTAATCACAGGTGAGAAGTGAGTTAATTCTAATAACTTCTCAGATTGAATATCAAACAAAGCCCAACCAATTGTTTTGGTACTAATGTCCAAACCCAAAACTTTAGGTGAATTTTTTAAATCTTGTTTTTTTGCCATATATTATCAGTAATTTACCGATACTTTTCTTTAAGTAAAGAAAATATTAAACTGTGATTGTGAAGTAGTTGTCAAACTCATCCATATTTTCAATAATATTCAAGTGTAAAGTGTTTCTACGGGGGTTATCAATGTTTAACTTATTTGTGTTACTCTTCATTAATGTTTTAATTATAATTTCAATTTCACCTCTGTTTTTATTAAAGTTTAACACCTTACAGCTAATTTGTAATCCTGAATCTGTTTTTACAATAAAAAATTCTTGTGAATTTTCTTTTCTAGTTTGACCTGAGCTAAAATCTTTTTTTAATAAGGTTCCGTCGATTACTGGACCTTGTATTGCCCTTTTTTGTACAATAAACGCTTTGTTTGTAATCTTTGGGATTGCGTCTTTAATTGCCGACTTGATTTCATCAATTGTTATATCTGAATCATTTTCTTTTCTTGTCATTCTTTCTTGAGCATGAGTACTTAATATAAACCTTATTTTATAATCATTTAAGGTAACATCAACAATTGGATTATCAATTTGTTCTTCAACCAATATGTTAAGAATCCCAAGTAGTTTCATTAGTTATAAATACTCATAAATTAAAAAGAGGACCTTTTGGGTCCTCTTTTAGAAGTCGTGAGACTTGGCTCCACCTCTTGTCCACAATGTTCTAGTTAGCGGTGGACTTGCTCAGAAGGTTTTGTTTCGGGTTCATTGGGAGGGTTACCTTCAACCTTTCCAATCAGGTTCTTTTGATTTAAGTCTTCAGAACCTTCAGACTTCACTATACAAAGATAGTGAATATTTTGATAAATACAAACTTTTTTTTTAAAAATCGTATTTTACGGTAATCTGTTGTACCCCTTGTCTTTTTTCGGGATTCTGTAATTTTGACATCATTAATAAATCTTGGTCAGAGTTATATAATCCTACTTCAGTGAAATACACATCTTTACCTAACGACCATTTTGGATTTGATGAACGAATATATTGTGAATCAGCAAGGTTAACCAAATATCTCATTTCATATATTGTTGCTTGTACATCAGAATGAACTGTTCCATAAAAGAAATATTCATCACCAAACGTCATACCAGTATTATAGTTAATCAATGGTAATTCAATGTAATTTTCTAATCTATAAAAACTCGCGTTATCGTATTCGTCTTTTGTTATTTGAAATGTTGTTCCGCTTATTTCGAGTGGTCCAATATTGATAGAGCCAGTGTTTGCTGTAATTGCAGATGTAACATCAATTTCTCTCCACTGCATCGAATCAGGTCTTTCACCCGTTGGTACAATTTGACAAATTAACTTAACATTAGTACATGTAAATCCTGAAGGTTGTAAACCCATGTCCTCAATTAAGAATGGGAATTCATTACCAAATCTCACAATTACATCATCTGTTTGACCACTTACGGTTGAACCTGCAATTTTTGAGTAATAGTTACAATGTAAACCATTTGTAGAACCAGTGTTTTCAAATCGGTATGTTACAAACATTGTTTCAGTATCACCTGTTAATATACCACTTGTTGCCGCGATGTTTTGGTTAAACGTGTTTGGAACCACCAATCCTAATCTTGGTGCGGGTAATGTATAGTTTCTATTTGATTTATACGACATGGCGGCTGATAATTCTTCATCATCAATTGCTATCATTTTCAAATCAGGAAATACTTTACCAACTCTGTTTGGATATCCATCAGCATTTGCGTGAGTATCCCATAAGTGATAATAACGTAAACCCGGATAATTCATATTATCATTTTCTTCTGATAACATATAATGTGGTTGAAATAAATTTAAACCATCAAAACCATCAGGGTCAACGTAGAATGATTCACCCATAACACCTGTATTTGATTTATGCCACATCAAAGTTGGTAAGTCAAGTTTAAAGTTTCTTCCTTGTCCTGTGGCACCTGAATTTGCCAAGTCAAATGCTTCTGTTGCAAATTTCTCACCATAAAAATTATCAATACCCTGATTGGTATAATGTATCAAACCAATAACTTTTTGTTCCTCTGGTTCAACATATATTTTTTCATCAAATGAATTGTAATAAAATGTGTCAGTTGTTCCTGAAACATAATTTATGTCTTCGAAAATTTGACCACCTTTGGTTTGATATCCCAAGAATTCTTTTGTCGACGAATAACCCGTTGAACCAAATTCACTGAAATCTTTGTAAAAAGTATATGATAAACCTGCTGGTGATTCGGTCCATGGCTGATTCATATTCCAAACTAAGACATCTTGTTGTTGAATTTCACAATTCAACTCAAACGAAAACACACCACCATCATAGTATGGTGTTGGTGTATAACTATCATAATATGGTGTCATACCTGATGGGTAGAAAAACGCTCTTCCTGTTCCTGTAAATGAACTAAAGTCAGGTAATATTCTATCAACAGTTATTGTACTTCCAACGACATCTTCAACTCTGTAAGTTAAAATAGGATATGGATAAGTTAAATCATTACCGCAGTTATTATCATTATTTAAATATAAAACAACAAACTGACCAACTTCAGGTGTTCCTGTCACAGTAGCATCACAGTTGTTGACAGTGACATCAAATGTATTCCCACTTGTTAATGCCGATAAATTAAATTTATAATTTGCAGTCACGGTAAGTGCTGAACTTGTAAAAGCACTAAACGCTCCTGTTGAACCTGTAAAAAATCCTCTTGGCTGAGCTGTGTTAAAAATTGGAACTACTTGTGAATCTTGAAAAGGTATACCAAATGTATTAGTTTCACCGGTTGAACTAGACAAATAAATTGGATATTTAATACCCATTTTATTACTTTGTGGTACACCTGTGTTATTCTGATAATTAAATTCAGGAACTAAAACTTGTAAAGTTGTTAAATTACCACCGCTGATACAATCATAACAAACCTCACTATCTCCTAACTGAAAATAAGCAACATTAAAGTTACCTTGAGAAATTTTTCTTCTTCCAACATCAGTTAGTTGGGTGTTTATTAGAGCTGTTGTATCTTTTATTATGAATGCCATCTTATATAAATATAGTTAGTTGATTTATTGACTTGGACCGTAGTATTGTTCATACAATGTGTTTATTAATTGGTTTGTTTGTGGTGTTAAAACTTTTAATAATGTACAATTATTAGTGATTGACGGACCATTGAATCCAACAGTAACATTTTGATTTGCATCGACTATTGCTGATGAACAAGGTAATGTTCCTGTGGTTATTACTAAAGTACTCAAACCACCTGGCGGAAGAGTTGATACTCCGCGAGCACATATATTAACTTTTTGACCTGGTTGTACGTTATATCCATTTTCCGTTCCTCCTGTACAATTGACCCATGTGTAAAACTGAACAGTGTTTCCAATATTTTCAATTTCAAATGGTGAACAAGGTGTTGAGCTTCCACTGCTAATTTTTGTAACAGTAGAAATAACAGTACCTGATACCGTTAACCCTTTTTTCAGTGTAACTGTTGGGTATAAAACACTAAAAGTTTTTTGTGTTGTTGTATATGGATATCTAAAACTGTATGGACTTGGAACGATAATATTTGTTGAAGTCAAAGAGTTTGATGTTGGTGATACCGTTGATGTTCCTGAATATAATACAGGTGTATATGCCGTAGTGGCACTACCTGGTTCAGCCGTGGTATTATTAACAGATATAAATAATGGAACATCAATTGTAATACCATCAGGTAACGGAGGACTTACTTTTAATTCGTAATCCAAATTTTTAATTACTTGGTTTCCGTAATCTTCTTTCGATGTAGATGACTTTGTTTGTAATGACAAAGTATATGTAACTTTCTTAGTTCCCGGTAGTATAGTAAATGAACCTTGAACTTCTGTATTTGAACTGTCCTTTACAAAAAATTGAGTATCACTTTGTGGACACAGATTATTAAAAAGTGGTGAAGATTGGTAGGTACCGTTGAATAATTTATATTGATATCCACCTGTACCTCCTTTAGCCTTTATTATTACACTACCATTACAAGAACCTTCACAAGATTCATTAGTCGTTGTTAAGTTAAAAGATAAAACTGGTGATGATGGACAAGAACCTGATACCGCAGTCCATGTATTCAATGTTCCTTCTTCAACCCATCCGCCCAAAGGATTAAAGGTGTTCGATGAATTTTTCAAAACACTTCCTGTTTTTCCTAATACGGTCCAATAACTAAATGTTGTTGCAGAAACATATGATATAGTAAAAGCAGAACTTGCTGACGATGTGCCAGTATAGGCCGGTCTTTCATTCACAAAATCATAGAATGTAAATGGATAAGCTGTGAATGGTGTGCTATCCGTATATAAACAAAGGTCAGTTGGATAAAATGGTAGTGGTGGTGGCGGTGGGTCACATTCTTCACAAGTGTCAAATGGACCTGAACTTAAAGTGTCACCTGTAATTGTTTGACCACTAGATAAAGTTTGTCCTGAGTATGTCCAACATCCCTGAGCTGTTGTGAATTTATATATTAAACCTTCAACAAAGTTTGATGATGTTAAACCTGTTAAATACAAATAATCAGAATTATTACAACTTTGAAAATAATCCATGTAGAAAGTATCCGATTCAACTAAACATGTTGTGGTTGCACTATAATCACCATAGAAATCTACCACAGTTGCAACGTATTCACCAGGTATTAAATTTTTGATGTTTTGGTCTTTTAACCCATTACTCCATGTAATTGAATATGGTGTTGAACCTCCCGTAATTGTCAAATATATCCTACCGTCATTACTGTCAGGTGTTGAAGAATTAATTGAGTAACATTCTACACCCATAGGTAGAATTGTTATAACACCGCAATCATTATATAGTATAGTTGACATCAGAAGTTTTTAATTATTTCACAATTATTGGCATCGACAATTTTAACACTAAAATCAACCATTGTATCATAAGGTGCTGGTATACTGACACTAAATGGTAAATCAGCATCATTAATCGTTGCCAAATACACACAGGTTATTAGTGATGTATCACAGATATAAACATTATATCCTTGTGTTGCTGTAATTGAGTTTATTGTAATCTGTCTTCCCATTTTAATTAAGTATTATGAACATGTACAATCATTATGTACCGAAACTATTGATGTCGCAGTTCCACCCAGTGTAGTTCCGACAACTTCCCAACATCCTGAGTATCCAGTTCCATTCAATCTCACAAAATCGCCGACACTTACATTCAATAAACCAAAGTTGTTAACCGCAATACTTCTAACTGGTTCAGAACAACTTTCTACGATAAATTTATCAGGTAAAGTTGTTTTTGTAGGAGTTTGAGTAGGTGTCTTAGTTGGTGTAGGAGTTGGAGTTTTAGTTAAGGTAGGTGTGTTAGTTGGTGTCTTAGTAGGTGTGTTAGTTGGTGTCTTAGTCATAGTAACCGATGGAGTTACTGTAACAGTTGGCGTAGGAGTTAATGTAGGTGTCTTAGTTTGTGTAGGTGTCTTTGACGGTGACGCATTAGGTGTATATGTTGGTGTTGAAGTCTTAGTTACAGTTGGTGTTATTGTCGGAGTAACAGAACTAGTTGGTGTTGATGTTGGTGTAATTGTATTAGTTGGTGTTACTGTTGTTGTTGGAGTTACCGTTGGTGTTACAGTACTAGTTGGAGTAGGTGTTGGTATTAAAGAGTTCTCACAACTTGAACATCCACTGAATGATGCAATAATAGTATTGATAGTTAAAGTTGGACTTTGGTCATAAACAATATCCAAATAAGTATAACACTTAGTTGTTCCTGATACATCAGCACTGAAGGTTTGACCTGTTGTTACAATAGTACCACCTGATGTTCTCATAGACTCATTGATATAATAAATTTCATCATCAGAACAATCTTGAATTCTACGTACAAACACACACTCGAATTCAGTATCATTTATGATATAAGTTGTTGAACCTGATACTGGTACATTTCTTTGTAAACTTGGTGTCGGAGTGACTGTTGGAGTTGGTGTGGGGGTTGGAGTTATATCTTCAACTGTAACATCGGCATCTACCAAAAGACAAGGATTTGGACTCGGTGTTAAACTAATTGTCGGTGTTGGTGTCGGACAAGTCTCAGTTGGTTCGGGCACATAGTCACAATCAAACAACGCTTGAAAATCAACCGTAATACAGACGTTTGGTGTTGGTGTGGGGGTTGGTGTTGGACACGGTCCTTCTGACCATATCAATTCATCCAAATCAGGACAATTTGAAAAACATGGGGTTTTACCCGCCAATATACAATCACCACCTAAAGTATCGGATAAACACCATTTTGTTCCATCATAAAAAACAGTACCTGATGTGGAACCTGTCCAATATGGTCTTCCATTATAAGTTCCACCCGATGTATAATTTCCATCATACATTGATGTACCTGAAAAGTTTGTATATAAACAAAATTCAGTATTACAAGGACTGTAAACAGGTGTAACAGATGGTGTCGGCGTTTGGGTTGGTGTAACAGTTGGTGTTGGTGTTGTTTGATTACAGTCCCCAATTACTGTAACAAATACACCCTCAGGTACAATCACACTATATTCACATGCACAAATATTTAATTCAGATAGTTCAGGTACAATCAAATTTTGATTATCACCATTACAATCTACATATGTTACTGTTGATGGGAACTCCTGAGTATTATTAATTTGATATTCAATACAGTTACTTCCCGGTCCACAACAACTATAATCGTCAGTACAAACCGAACAATTATCGTATGGTCCTGTCAGACCACTAATAACATATCTTTCACCAAAACCAGTCATTGGTATTACTTCAGCACAGCCTGTAAAACCAGTTCCTGTTATATAATACACCTGACCAACATTTATGGTTCCAACATAATCATCGACAACAAAAATTTCGTTTGGTGAACAACATGCCCTAAATTGATAATCCGTAGGACCAGCTGTTACTGAAGGAGTGGGAGTATTAGAAGGTGTTAAAGTTGGTGTAACCGTATTGGTTGGTGTAACCGTATTGGTTGGTGTAACGGTTTTAGTTGGTGTAACCGTATTGGTTGGTGTTACTGTTGGTGTTACTGTTGGTGTGACTGTTTTTGTAGGAGTTACCGTTGGTGTAACCGTATTAGTTGGTGTTACGGTATTTGTAGGCGTAGGTGTAGGTGTTGGGCAAACTTGTGAACAAGCATCGGTATACGAACTTACTAAACCTCTGTGTGGTAAATTAGGGTTAAAACATACAACATCATTAATACTACCACCGCTCACAAATGTTCCACAACAATCAGTATACGAACAAAGTATATTATCAACGGTACCTGAAACACAACAAGGGTATGTTGTTAAACAATCATTACAATCAGACCAAGTACCAGGTGTTGTAACATTTATTGTTGTTTCACCTGTCTGAACATAAATTGTTGAACCTGTGACTCCTGTAATATAAGATGCACACCCAACAAAAGCAAATGTTGTAGGGCTCGTTGTGGCAGTGGTTATAGAAAATCTCCATATTTCACCAACGGTTAATGGTCCATATGTATTTTCAAAAGCGAAATCACCCCTTCTAATACTAAAGGTACTACCATCACAACAAGCTGAAAAAGTATAATAACATCCATTTGGATTTGCAGCGTCACATGCCGGACAAGTACTATATTGTTCAGTTGCAAATGATTGTTCTGGTGGGTCTAAAGAATTAGTAATTGTGTAGTAATAACAACTACCGTCACCGGTATAAATAACGGTGCTTACATTTGCGGTCCACGTACCAGCAGTGTCAATTTCAAATGTTCTATAAATTGGAGCACCAGACCCTAAAGGGTTACAACATTGATAAAAATACCTATTAACTAGTGCCATATTATATTATAAATAATCAAATGTTTGTTTTTTATGATTCTTTTCTTAAAGAACCGTCATAAAAATCAAATCGGTCATGTTCGGTTGGTGTTAACAATAACAATCCAGGGTTTATATTACCTTTTTTTGTTTCCTGATATATGAAACTCATCCAAGTTTGTTCAAAAGGTCTGGCCCATTTTGTTTCTAAAAACATTTTTTGATTACCATATTTTGTAACCACTTGTGGCCAATTACAATAATAAACATCACCCAAAGCGTATGGAATACCTTTATATGTTAATATTTTATTAAAGTTGGTTTTTGGTGCATTTGGGTCTAAACCCATCACAGGTAAATTTGGTTTGTTTGGCCAAAATTCTTCTCTAATATGTTGTGGTACATTATACCATGACCATTGAGTTCCGTTGTCACCATAAAACTCGGTGTAATTCATTTTTAAGAAATCAAGGTCTTCTTTCTTAGTAATCTCTAATGAATTAATATACAAATTATTTACAGTTCTATTGAATCCGTTTTTACAAACTTCACCTTTCTTTGGAAAAAAGAACATGTCATCCTCAAAGAAGAAATAAAAATCAAAATTGTTTTCATCGGCATGTTCGGCAATAAATTGTCTACCACCACAGATACCTAAATTATCTTTCTTAATGTGTTCAAAACCAAACTCATTACATAACTCAATATATCTTTCAGTTGTTTCTAAATCTGATGAATTATCCAATAGATATTTTTTTGGTCTATCCAAAAAGTTTCTGTCGTATTGAATCATAGACTCAATCAATGTCTCAAATTGTTTTGGACTATTAAATGTTATAACATAAAGAGCTGAATTATTAATGTTTAAATCTTTGTTTAATGATTTTTTACCTGATATATTTTTAACTTCGTATGTATCATTTTTTAAATCTTCACAGAACTTTGAAATTAACCCGTTACCTTCAATTTCAACATAATCAATCATATCACTATGTTTATATAACATAATACTAAAGATTGATTCTTCGGTACCCATGTATCCACTTCTTAGTGTCTCGGATAATATGTTGTAATATATTCCGTTAATATCTGAAAATACGTGTTTTGGTCCGCCAAATAATCCACCTCTACATACTAACTTAACTTCATCACCAGCATATGAATTTATTTTAGGATATGAGAATCCATGAATTTCGTTGTTTGCATCATATGGAAACGCAACAAAACCAAACTTATCAAAAACCTCAGGTAATTTGTTTTGTATTTTATCGTGCGTAAAATATCCTGGATGAATTGTGTTTGTAATACCAGCATCAATCCAATAAAGATGTTGTGAGTTAAATTGGTCCATAATTCTTGCATCATTCATCAAGAACATTTTGGACATTACCAAAGGATTATACCACTCAAGTTTTGCTTGTGTTGAATCTTGTAACCAACCAGCTTGTCCAAACCAATCAGGATTATTTCTAATCTCTTGTATTTTATCATAAGGAACAGTTTGTTTGAACCATTCCTTATCTCTTGTAATGAATTGTGTATTTGACCTATCTCTTCTTTCAAAAACAAATGATTCTAATTCGGGTTCACCAAAAATAATCATATTGTTTTCAATTTGTAATAATTGGTCAAATTTATCCAAATAATGTTGAAATGTCCTTGACCATCCTTCACCAAGTTCGTCACGTTTAATATTCCAAAGTCCTGTTACAACTGTTACGTTACTCATATTAATATTGTAATATATCATGCCAAACCATGTATAAAGGTTTGGGTTTATTCCAACTTTTATTCCACATTTCAAAATGAAATTCGTCGTGTTGATTTGTTTGATGAACGTCAAATAAAAAATCTAACAAGTGATTTTTATCAAATAAATCATAAACTACTTTCATAATAGATTCTTCAGTACATAAAAAATTGTGTTTTAATACTTCAACAGATAATTTCCAAAATTCTTCAATATATTTTTTGAGTTGTATTGTGTCACCACCAATTAATCCACCTATTGGAAAATCTCTTACAATATCATAATCTATAATCCCATGTTGTTTGAATTCATAGCTAGTTTGTGCGTTAGAACCAACAAGTGTAACAATTTTATTATCACAAATATCATTCAATTTTTCAAATATTTTCGTGTTAAATAATTTAGTAAAATCGTATTGTAACATTTCATTGTGTTGCCAAGCTAAAGGTCCATTACCACTGTGGTATGATTTATCACCAAATGGAACACAATAACGCCAAGGAAAGATACCAGGATGTTGTAAGCCTATATCAACCCAATATACTCGGTCAAAACCATCAAGTTCCTGTTCCAAGACTTGAAACTTTCCCCACATTATTTCAGTACCTCTACCATCAAGACCATTGTTTTCAAAATTCTTATCTCTAACAATGCTAATTTCTTTGTGAAGTTTCATATCAGTAAGCTCAAGAATTTTAATTTCAAGATTGTCTAAATTATGTGTGTTTTTTAAACTTAATAATTCTTCTTGATTTTTTTTTTGGGTATAGCAAATTATTGGTAAATTTATACCGCGACAATGACTAATTAACGAACCCCAATATCTTGGTTTTCTACTTGCTCTTGTTCCTTGAAATGGATACCCCTCAACATCCATCCAATACCCTGTAACTATTTTTGACTTCATTAAAATCTTGTGTGAAAATCGCCGAGTTTAGTATAAAAAGAAAAACAATTTTGAATCAAATTAAAATAACCTTGATATGCATATTTCATTTCAGCTTCTAAAGCTGAAATTCCTATTTCAAAACCATCTGGATAATTTCTGATATCATTAGCTATACTATACCATAAAAATTGTTCCCATCTTTGAACAAAAAATTTAAACTTCCAATTATTTTTGAATACCAAGAATTGTTCATTAACAACGTGTGCTTCATCCCATTTGTTGTGTTCAAAAACATCATAATCGTACAGTTTATCTTTGAAAAAACTTTGTTCGGGTTCTTTTTTATGTGGTCCGATTGGAGCGGGTCTTTCGAATAAAAAATCTAAACCATCTTTTTCCATGTAAGACAACATGTTCAATATTTTTTCTTCTGAAAATCCATTATGCATTCTCCAATCACCATCAGTAAAAATAATATACTCAGGTTTATCTCCTGTTATTTTTTGGTGTTCCAAAATATGTTTTAAAGACAATACTTTTAAATTTAAATTAAAATTGAACCCACCTCGAGAATCATATAATGGTGGGTTTATTACTTTGGTGTGTATTCTATTACCCTGATTTTGAAGTTCATGATTTGTGGTTGTAATAAAAAATTCACATTCGGTTGTATTATCCCTTAGTTCTTTATAGAAAGATGGTGTAATTGATTCGTACGGTTCATTTACCGCTAAAGTTGTAAAACAGTATTTCATTATTTATAAATTTAATTCTTTTAAAAATTCCAAACACTTAACACCACTCGGTTTTGTTGGTTCATCGTTTTCGTCTAATTGTATACCAATAAAAAAATCTTGATTGTCTCTTGGTATGTATGTGTCTTGTTTATCAAAACCAAAATATAAAACATTGGATTTATCAATATTATTGATATACTGATGTAAAATTTCTTGGTCTGTTCCCCACCTTAAGTCAGACGTATTAACGAATTGTATAAAGTGTTCTTCAAACTTATTTATTTTTCTTTTGATTCCAAACAAACCACTTGGCACGGGTGCGTGCCACGGGTGGTCTCTGATAATAAAATAATCTTCATTACTTTGTTCCCATATTCTAATATATTGAACTTCTCTTTCAGATATTCTACTATCTAAATCTCTCACAATTGTTGGAATATCTTGTAAGAAAGAAAAAAATCTCCAAAAATATGGAAAATGTATTGATTCTTTTTCACCTAATTTAATTTTGGAAACATCAATCATTACTGCGCCCATTTCAGTAAGTTTTTCAACATAACCTTGTAATATATTTTCGGGGTGATAATAAATGACTGTTGTCCAATCAGGTAACAATTCCTTATTAATTATTATATTTTTTTCAGCCCCAACATAATATTTTGGGTCATAACCAAAAAGACTAAATGATATATGTTTCATACTACTCAATAATTTTACTAAAAAAATTCAAAATGTAATCCTCATTAAAATAAATTGGTAATTTATTATCAACAAAAATTGGTTCTTCAAAATATGATTTTAATCTATCATTATCTTTATATAACTCATCTAAAAATTCAACTAAACTTTCAAAACTTTCAAATTTGTGACAGTTAATAAAAGATTTAGGATTAAATCCTTCTTCCTCAATATATTGATTACCATAAAATAATGGTATTGTATTTGCTGCGTAAGCGTGTATAATTTTTTCTTGAGTTAAATTATCAGTATTTGTAAATTGGTAGGCAATGTTAAACACTGTGTCAGAGAAAAAATTAATCTTATCCCTATATGTTAGTCCATCAATTCTACCCATGTATTCTTTGTTTGAATAATTGTGGTATTGATAAGGGTTTAGTGTTTCTTCGTCGGGAACTGTTCTACGCCAAGGTCCTGATGATTTAATGAAATGTTTCTCTTGAATCAAATCAAACAATTTTTCTCTGTCGGGATTGTTGCTTGATTGGACTATACTACAAAAATGTTTTTTACTTTCGAGTATCTTCGACCCGTCCCTTTTTTTGGTTAACCAATCAAATGGTGTGTCAAACATTCCTCCTTCATTATGTAAAACAAAAGCATCTAATACTAAAGTTGGGAACCTAAGATATCTCTCATTATCAATATGTTCATAACCTAAAACATAATAGTTATCACCTTTATTTAAATGTGCGTTAAAATCGGGTCTAGCTTCACCACTAATAAAAACTTTTTTAATAGAATCATCATATTGATGAATACCTCTTACAGTTTCATTTGTGTAATAATCTAATTCGTTTTCACGATAAAATTGATTAGTATAGATTACAATGTCCGGATTGATTGCGTCAATCACAACATTATATTTTTTATTTAGGATGTTTACAAAGTAATTCATCCAAGAAAAATTTCCAACACCAGGGAAACTAGCTCTAGATAATTTTATAGTTTTTTTCATGTATATATGTTATTAATTGGTACAAAAGTGTATCGGTCTTCGTCATCAACCTTTAAGTTAACAAATTGTGCAAAAACTTCATTGTTTGAATTGGGACCATCGTTAGTTGTTGGCCAATATATTTTATCTGCGTTTGATAAAAAACTTGCCCAAAATGAAAATGTTCCTTGACAAGCAACAATTTTATTGAACGATGTTATCTCTGAGAAAATATCCAAGATTCCTGACTCCAAATAAATCGGATTATATTTTTCAATTTTACTGATTAGACTTTGATGTTTATATAAATGGTCGTAACCAACATATAACTTATCAAATGACTCATTTTCTAAAATATTAATATAATAGTCATCCGGTAATACAAATCTAGCATCGTCTCTACTGTTTCTTAGCATGATGACCATATCATTATTATTACGTTTTGGTCTAACCAAACTTGAATAATAAGAACGAATTTTTTCTTTATATGGTTTGATATAATCATATTTTGTAAAGTATCCTACCACTTCAATATGATGATTATTAAATTGATTAATAAAACCTTCCAATCCGTTAAAATTAAAAAGGTCAATGTCGTCCATAGTTTTTGTTGGAGACTCAACTCTTTTTCTACCCGTCAAACTTCCAAAGGGAAATTTTTCATTTACATAATTACCCACACTAGTTAACTCCCGTCTTATTAATGGGTTTGGTGGTAAAATTAAATCATAATCTAATATATCTGACGCAACTCTACTTACACCGTAAATAAATAATTTATTACCTAAATTTTTTCTGAACGTTGAAAAATGCCCACCCGACAATCCTTGAACATATTCATCATAAAATGTTATCATTATTATAGGGTATAAACTATAAATTGCCAGTTATTCTTTCACACCATCCTTTAGATTCTGAGTGAGGCCAAACAACCCAATACTTTGGTTTATGTGCCGTTTGGAACTCTCTCCATACTTTACAATATCCATCAGGGTCATTCATCATTTGGTTAATTTCAGATTTATCAGCGTCTTTTCTATATATTGTTTCATCCTGTTCATTGTGGAACGCAACAACCCAAAAATCATAATCTTTTTCAGGTACCGAGCCATAATTAACATCAATACAATGTTTAAATATGCTAGCAAAACTTTCTAACCATTTTTCTTCACTTTCAAATTCTTGCGGATTTGGTGGATACTTTTTATCTAAGGTGTATTGTTGTACAGCTCTTTTTTGAAAAATAAGACCCGCATATTTTTCGTAATCTCTTAATGTTCTTGTAGTTCCGAATCCATAAGGACCATCATGTCCTTCTTGAACTTCTCCGTCCATACCAAATAGTTTTCTATTCAATAAGTGCGCTTGATTATTTCTTCTAACCCATTCTTTATCATCATCCCATTGTTTGGTTCTACCCTTACGAGTATATTCGTGCCAAATCAATACTTTATGTGGGTGGAATAAGTCATATCCACAAGTGTAAGCTCTTGCTGAAATTGAAATTTCTTCACCGTGAAAATAGTAGTGCGGATTGTGTTGAACTTCTTTTGAGAATTGTCCTAAGGTAAAACAGTAGTGTGCGGAATAGAATCTTGCTGGTACTGGTTCTGTCATCTCTCTCCAATTTGGAATTGTCTCAGGTAAGAAGAATACCGCACCTTCAGGAATAAATCTATCAAACGCCATTCTCCAAGGCTCTTGTACCCTACCCGCTGGGTCATTGTCAGGGTCAAATGATGACACATATCCTGTAAGTAATGGTTTCTTATGTCCTTTCTTTTGAAGTTGTTTAACCATGTTAATCATTTCTTCATCCCAATCAGGTGCAAACCTCATATGTGAGTCAATTTGAAGTGTATATGCTTCGTCTTTATATAGTTGTTGAACTAAGTGTCTCGCCCAACAAACACCTTCAGCTTCTTGATAAGGAATATTTAAGATTCTGAATCTATCGTCATTTTCATATTCAGATAAATCATCAAATTTATCATCAGGATGAAATTGTCTTGCAATACCAATGGTAATGTTTTGGGGGTTCTTAGCGTTTTCCAACATGTTCTTAATTGTTGGAATCAGTTGTGGGTCACGATAGGACGCAATCTGTACAAAAATTTTTGAGTTTTTCTTAGGTTTCATTATAAAAATTCCATTTATAAAAGAATATAAGTTTTTACCTAATGAAGTGAATATAAAGAATTGTTTGTACTTTATATTTATATGGAAATATTTATAGTAAATGAAATTACTTAAAACAATAGAAAAATTAATAAGAGAATCTGAGGACGCTTATAATAAAGCGTTGGAGTCTGTTGTTGACGAAAAAGAATTGGACCGTCTTGAAAAGAACTACAAGGACAGTTTAAAATTGATGAAAACCTTTCATCAGATTAACAAAAAGAATTAATACTATAACCCAAATTGTGTTTTGTTTGCGTTGTAATTTTGAATAATTTCAGATTGGGTTAGTATTTTATTATAAAATCTGTAGATTGCAATATCCATAGAACCTTCTTTACTATAAGTTCCGTTACCCTGAGCACCACCACCAAATACTAATTTACCTCCTGAGCTTGGACTCCAAGAAGTGTTGGATGAAGTACCTGTTAGTACACCATTTACGTATAATCTAGTTTGATTTAATGTTTGGTCCCATACCGCAACCCATTGTTGCCATGATGCTGTTGATGACCAAGAAGGTCCTGCCGAACCTCCACTATTTTTTAATAAACCACCCGAATAAAACCCACTAGAAAAATAACTACCATAAATCCCATTCATTACAAAATTTCCAACAGGATTTTTTATCCATAATTCCATAGATATATTTACATTTCCCAATAAATTACCACTTGTTACATTTATAAAACCAAAATCATCAACATTATCAAAACTAATGAAACCACCATTAGCCGAATTAAATGTTGGTGAATTTAATAAAGTCATATTACTTCCATATCCACTTATATCATTCCAAGTACTTGAACCTGATGTATATGAATTTGGGTCTGAAGCATCTAAAAAAAGAACTAACCCTGAATTTACAGGAAATGCGGTTGGTTGATATATTGGAAGTTGTGAATTATATAAATTAACAATATCGGTTGCGGATAATTCTCTATTATATAAATTAAAAGAGCCAACGTTCATATTGGTAGCAGAATTGACACTATCACTTCTAGTTCCCATAGTTAGTCTATTATGTGTATTCCAAGACGAAACACCATTAGCTACTAAAGTAATCATATTCCAAGAACCTGTTGTATTTGTTCCATCTGATACTACACTAGAAGTATTACCAGATGAAATAAGAGTTCCATTTTTATATAATTTAATTCCTGAATTTCCTGTTCCTCCCCAGTATTGGTAATTATTAAGATTACTTTGTCTTCTTACTCCCCATCCTTGTAATAATCCAGCCTCTTCAGCATTATATGAAAAATATGTTTCCCAAGTATTGGTACTATTAACATACATCCAAATATTGGCAGTTATTGTTGTATAATTTTTTAATGTTGAATCTGTTAAAAGAATATAATCATCAACACCATCAAGATTAATATTACCATTGTTAATCGCATTTAAATAAGGACCATTAATCAAACTAAAACTTGACGTGTTTAATAAACCATTATTTGGGATTGTTAAACCAGCCGCAGTTACAGGAAACGATGAAAATGGGTTTGCAGTGGTTCCATCTTCTAGTTGAAATTCTGTGAGTACATATTGAGTATTAGCAGCATAACTTCCAGCAATATATAAAAAATTTTTAGAAATATTATAAGTAAAAGTTTGGGTATATTTTTGCCAAGTAGTTGTAACTGGAAAATTCCCATAGCTCCAACTACTTACATCTCCACTTCCGTTTTGATTATTCCAATTAATATCAAAATTAGGTCCCGATAAGACTTTACCCCAAAAAGAAAAAGTATAAGTTTGTCCTGTAACTAATAATCCGCCCGGACCATAAACTGGATTAGTATATCTACCCCAAGTAAACCCACCTCCTAAATTTTGTAAAGCCTTCGTTGATTTAGAACCAACATAAGGACGGTCATTTGTTATATCCGCAATACTGATAGTACCACCATATGCCACCCAACCAATTGTGGTTCCATAAGCAAAATCACCATTAGCAAAATAATTGTTTACCTTAGGACAAAAATCTAATACTAACCCACTAGTTATTGACCCACCGTAAGGTAATTCATTTTTTAACATGGAATAGATTCCTGAATCTAACAACCAATTTATTGCAGTAGTAGTTCCTGTAAATGGTGTTGAACCTACTCTATCTGGTAACCCGTTAATTATTGTTAATAAACTTGTATTGGTAAAATCACCCGTTCCCCACATTAAAGGTGGGTTAGAATTTTTTATAATAACATATTGATAAGACGAATCAACACTATTGTAAAAAGTAGCGTTTGCCGCACCTGCACCCCAGTTTGCGGGACCAACACCTACAAGGATGTTGGACTGTTTTGCCGTGTTTGGTGGTTGTACTGAACCTGTCTTATATGCTATTGGTTTGGACATAATGATAAATACCAATTTAAAGATTTACAAACCTTAAATTGGGTTTGGGTCTGTCCATTCTGGTGTTGCCAAAATTGTTAATATTTCATCATAGGTGTAAGGACCTTCTTTTGTTGTCATTGTTGCAACAAAATCTGGCGCTTCACCGTCCCATTTAATTAATGTCTTAGTTTCATTAACTGACTTTCGTAATGTAGTTGCTGATGTTTCTAAAACCTCATCAAAATTAATTTTGTTAATTTCACTTACGTTAAAAATTAAAAAATTGCGTTCATCGTATATTTGTATCATAATTTTATTTATTAAAGTCCATATTGTGCTTTTGTAGCATTATAATTTTGTAATAATTCGGCATTTGTTAATTGTCTGTTGTAAATCATTACTTTAAATATTTTTCCTTTATATGTTCTACCCATAAAGGTATGTGAAAGAGTACTTACGTTTCTATTACCTATTGCACCCACATAGAAATTTTGGTCTAATGTTCTATTATTTGGAATAATATAAAACCCATTACCATCTAATGGTAAATTAGATACACCATTTATCATAAATTGGTTAAGATAACCAGTTTGATAATCGTTAGCATCTGCAGCTCCCGCAATATAAGGTGGTGGTACAGCACCTCTAAAAGATTTAAAATTAGTACCATACCATCTTAAAGCACCATCACCTGTAGCATTAACACCCACTAAAGCTGCCAATCCAGGAATATCGTTATCCATTATACCCCAAAAACAAATGGTACCCGCATATGTTGAAGTAAATTGAACGTAATCATCCACACCATCAAATACTAATGCTCCTCCATTTGTTGTGCTATATGAAGTCCCATTTATTAATGTTCCGTTATTGTTATATCCACTCAAATCATAAATTGTTGTTCCTTCACCACCATAACAATTTGGATTTGAAAAATCGTAATAAACTGTTAATCCTTGATTAACTATAGATTGGGATGGGAGATAAATTGGTACTCCAGCACTATATATATTTTGAATTTCCGTATTTGATAACACCCTATTATAATAATTAAAAGTATAAATGTTACCTTTAAAAGGATATTGTTGACCACCAACACTAATTACACTATTAGAACTTACACCGGCACCACCACCTTCTACATTAGTTTGCAAAACACCATTGATATAAATTTTAGTATTATTATAGAGTGTTGTAGCGTTATTTCCACCAACCCCATTAAAGGTAATAGCCATATGTAAAGGAACATTATCTTGGATAGCGTTATTTAACACATAATATCCACCACCATTAGCCGATGATACCCAATAAAAATAAAAAGCACCAGTTCTAGGAACATGTGATAATCCCCAATTTGAACCTCCAGCACCAGCCAATTCAAACCATCCGTAATTATTATTAGACGCCCCTGTTCCCCATTCAAACCAACTTTCAATAGTGAAAGTTTTATCATTCCAAGTTGAGAATCCTATAGGATAAGTAATTCTATCATCCACACCGTCAAAATTGTATGACCCACCATATTTTCCACCAAAATAAGCACCATTAATTAAAGACCAATTTCCAGTGTTTATTAAACCTGTGTTTTGTGGAGTGTAATTAGGAAATGATGAAAAAGTTGTTGATGTTGAACCTTCTTCAATTTGAAATTCAGTAAAAATAGACACACCAGCGACATTATAAAAATAAAATTGAGTTCTAGCGTCGTTATATAAAAAAGTATAATTATACTTTCTCCAAGTACCATCTATTGTAGTACTTGGTAAAACAGTTCCGTTCCAAGGATATGAAAAATTGTTTAATTCTCCCAACCCATTTTGGTTATTCCAAATAGGTCCTTTATCAAATCCAATATCCCCGCTAGTACCATCTGTTTTTCTACCCCAAAACGAAAATGTGTATGTTTTACCTACTTCCATTAAATTAGTTGTATACATTACATTACCACCATTTGTAATTTGTAATGCTTTAGTAGTTTTAGAACCAACATATGGTTTATTATTTGTAATATCAATTACAGTAGATGAACCACCATAAGAACCAAAATAAAAAGGATATCCAGATTCTGTGTTGTTAAAATCTCCATTAACAAATAAATTCTTTTGTGTTGCATTAAATCCCGCAGCCAATCCACTAACAACAGGACCACCGTAAGGTTGTTCATTTTTTAACATAGAATAAGTTCCTGAACCCAACAACCAATTTATTGCAGTACTAACACTTGTAAATGGTGTTGAACCTACTCTATCAGGTAAACCATTTATTATTGTTAATAAACTTGCATCAGTGAAATCACCTGTTGCCCACATTGCTGGTGGGTTAGTATTTCTTATAATCACATATTGATAAGATGAATCAACACTATTATAGAAAGTTGCGTTTGCCGCACCCGCACCCCAGTTTGCAGGACCAACACCCACAAGAATATTGGATTGTTTTGCCGTGTTTGGTGGTTGGATTGAACCCGTTTTATATGCTATTGGTTTCGGCATTATAGTCCAAATTGTGTTTTTATTGAGTTAAAGTTTTGTTGTACTTCAGTATTAGTTAATGGTCTATTATATATTCTAACAATATTAACTGTTGAATTACCAAATTCTTGTAAATTTTGAGATGGTACTTGAGCCCTAACACCACCTATAGTAACATCACCACCAGGGTTGGGTGAATAGTTAGCCGTTGTTCTACCTAAATATTGACCATTTTTATAATACTGGTTTCCACTTCCATCCCAAACAACCACCACATGAACTAAACCACTGTTATTTACACTAATAGTAGCATCTCCACTATTATTTCTAGCCATAATATTTGTAGGTTTAACACCAACACCAAAACCCCAATTTGAACCGTATTGACCTTGAGCAAGTATATTTCCCCCGTTTGTTGAGGTGGTCATCACTAATTCAACTGTCGGTCTTGAGGCGTTTACACTTCCATTACCTGGAATTATGATATAATCATCAACACCATCAAAAACTAATCCTCCACCATACGTTGAACTGAACGCGACACCATTATATAAAGTACCATTATTTCCATACCCACTTAAATCATATATTGCCGTCCCTGAACCGGGATAACAGTTTGGATTTGTAGCGTCTAAATAAAGCGTTAATCCTTGATTAATCATTATACTATTACTTGCTTGATATGTTGGTAAACCAGCGGTGTATAAATTTTCAATTTCAGTTACAGACAATTCTCTATTATATAAATTAAATAAACCAACTTTATAATTAGTCGCCGAATTTAAAGAGTCACTTCGAGTTCCCAAAGTAAGTCTATTATGTGAATTCCAAGAAGAAACTCCAGTAGCAACTAATGTAATCATTGCCCATGAACCTGTCGTATTTAAATCGTAAACATAACTCCATGTTGAATTACTACTTCCAACAAGAGAACCATTTTTATAAAGTTTAATACCCGAATTTCCCGTTCCACCCCAATATTGAAAAGTGTTATCACCACTTCGTCTTAAACCCCAACCTTGAGTTAATCCTGCTTCCTCGGCATTATATGAGAAATATGTTTCAAATGTTGATGTAAAACTATTAATATACATCCAAATATTTGCGGTTATTGTTGTATAATTTTTTAATGAAGCATCAGTTAAAACAGCATAATCGTCAATCCCATCAAAATTAAACACACCACCCTGATTTGTATTGAAATAAGTACCATTAGCTAAAGATAAACTAGATGTATTTAATAAACCTTCATTAGTTGGTTTCATTGAGAGACTATATAAATTATAAACAGAAGGGATTGCATAATTTGTTGCTGTTGAACCTTCTTCTAATTGTAATTCAGTAAATAATACTGGACTAGTTGGACTCCTAAAAGAAGGAGTTGAAGGAGAATAAACATAAAAATAAAATTGAGTTCTTACAGCATTTAAAGTAAAAGTAAAAGAAAATTTTGTCCAACTTGTAGGAAATATGCCTGAACTAGAGGGTAAATATCCAACCCAAGAATTAGTTTCTCCGCTACCAAATTGATTATTCCATGTTAAAAGCGCATCACTAGGAATATCCCCAATTGCTTTTACCCAAAAGGAAAACACATATTGTTTTCCAACTTCCATAGCAATACCTGAATAACATCCGAATCCTCCTCTGATTGCTGTTTTTGTAGTACTTCCTGGATAAGGAGGGTCATTAGTTATATTATAACTTGCGTATCCACCATAATCATACCATCCTATAAAATCAGGATAAGTTGTCGCATTAAATATATTTTTACCTGTTGATGGTCCATTTACAGATATTACTAACCCGTTAGTAATAGGTTCACCATAAAGTTGTTCACTTTTCAACATGGAATAAACTCCTGTTTCAAATAACCAATTTATCGCAGTATTTACGTTTGTAAAAACGGTCTGATTAATTCTTTCAGGTAAACCATTAATTATTCTTAATAAACTTGTATCAGTAAAATCACCAGTAGCCCACATTGCCGGTGGATTAGAATTTTTTATAATAACATATTGATAAGATGAATCAACACTATTATAAAAAGTCGCATTTGCAGCACCAGCTCCCCAATTTGAAGGACCAACACCCACAAGAATATTGGATTGTTTTGCAGTATTTGGAGGTTGGATTGTTCCCGTTTTATAGGCAATTGGTCTTGGCATTGTAATAATAAATACCACAAAATGTTTTCCTTTAATCATTTCTTTCGTATTTTTATTCCAAATGGAAAAAGTAATCTTAACAGGTTCAAAAGGTTTTATCGGGTCTAATTTGAAAGTAGAATTAGAAAAACAATTTGAGGTTATTGAAATTAATGAGGATGTATTTAATTCTCACACATGGAAGTCAGATGTCTCAAATTTATTTTGGTTAGACATTAAATCTGTATTTCACGTTGGCGCTTGTTCAAACACATTAGAACAAGACGTTAATTATATGATGTTGGTTAATTATGAGTTTAGTAAACACATATCAAACATTTGTAAATCAAAAAAAATTCCTTTGATTTATTCGTCATCAGCAGCAAATTATGGAACCAATAATGAATTCCCATCTAACTTATACGGGTGGAGCAAATATATTGCCGAAGATTACATTATTAATAATGGTGGAATTGCACTTAGATACTTTAATGTGTATGGACCAGGTGAAGAACATAAAGGAATTATGTCATCTGTCGCATATCAAATGCACAAAAAGAATTTATCAGGTGATGAAATTAAATTATTTCCTGGTAGTCCAAAAAGAGATTTTATATATGTTAAAGATATTATATCAGCAAACATATTTGCATTTGAAAACTATAAAAAGTTATTGGGTAAGTTTTATGATGTTGGTTCAGGCGTTGCAGAATCATTTGAAAAAATATTGAATATTATGAAAATTGATTTTGGATACACATCAAAAGATATAATTCCAAAAGGTTATCAATTTTATACTTGTTCCAATAAATTAAAATGGATGAAGGGTTGGGAACCAAAATACACACTTGAAAAAGGATTAACTGAATATATGAATTATTTAAAATGAGAGACGATTTTGTAAACTTTCTAAGACCATATGGTGTTTTAGATACTAAAGTTAGATTGGGTAGTAATAATGATGGTGGTTATATTGTAAATCAAACAATATTGGACAAGGCTGATGTGTTGTACACATATGGTGTTGAATATAATTGTGATTTTGAACTAGATTTTCACAATAGAACATCTAAACCTGTTCATTTATATGACCACACCGTTGATTTTACACACCCTAACGACAACTTAATTTTTCACAAAGAAGGATTAAGTCACATAAAAGAAAACGATAAAAAACATTTTTTTGACCATCTTAAAGAAAATGGTGATGAAGATAAAAATGTTTTTTTAAAAATTGATGTTGAGGGTGCCGAGTATGAATTCTTTGAAAATACCAATATTGAAGAACTATCAAAAAATGTGATTGGTATTGTGTTGGAAATACATTGGACTGGTGATGTTAATGAATATCGTCCAAGAGCAACCAAAATTTTAGAAAAAATTACAAACCATTTTACTTTAACACATTTACACGGAAACAATTCCGCACCAATGATTGGTTCATGGTGGATTGCGGTACCTGATACAATGGAGTTAACATTTATTAATGATAGATTGTTTGAAGCATTTCATTTTGATAGAGGTCAATGGCCAACAGAATTGGATATGCCAAATAATCCAGAACTTCAAGATTTTCCATTAGTTTGGATATGTTAATTTGATTTATTATTATTTAATTTATGAGAAAAATTTGGCATACAAGAAACGAATTTTTATGGAACGTACCAGCTCAAGAAGTTGGAGATGCGGTATACTTTGATTTGTCAGAATGTTATTCAATGGGCGATGCTCTTTGTTCAACCCCCACTATTAAAAAAGTTTCAGAAGCATATGGTTGTAAGTTAAATCTAATTACGAAACATCCTGAATTGTTTAAACACAATCCATATATTAAAAACACTTATCGTCCCGATTCAATTAACTTTGACTACCTAAGAGAAAACTTCCTAATCCATAGTTCTTTCTATAATGTTGGTAGACAAAATGATAAAGGAGTTCAGTCAAAACATGCTAGAATTGATATTCGTCAATTCCATGCCATGAATTTAGGTTTTAACTTATTACCCACTGAAATGGAATGTGAATATTATTCAGACCCATTTGAACCTATTGAAGGTTTACCTGAAAAATATGTATTGATACATCCAGCAACCACGTGGCAATCTCGTACTTGGGATTTTGATAAATGGCAATCAGTAACAACCAAATTAAATGAAATGGGAATTGCTGTTGTTTCAATTGGTAAAGACACAGATGAAGTTGGTTTTTGGCATATTGAAAAGAAAGGATTTGATATTGATATTAAATTAGGGTTGAACTTAATGAATCAAACAAATATCTCTCAGGCTTGGCATTTAATTCAAAATTCAATTTGTTTTATAACAATGGATTCAGGATTGTTACACTTGGCAGGTACAACAGACGCTCACATTATTCAACTTGGTTCTTCAATTAACCCATATTGGAGGATTCCATATAGAAAAAACTCACAACAATATAAGTTTCATTATGTTGGTGGTGGTTGTGATATATTTTGTGCTTCAGAATTAAAATATGGTATTGAGGAGTGGGGTTCAATTCAAGGTGTTGCACCTTTGATTAATTGTTTAGAGAAAAAAGAAACTTTTGAATGTCATCCGAGTGATGAACAAATTTTCAAAAAAGTAATAGAAATTTATGGAACAGGAAATTAAAATAAAAGTAGATTTTCATCTTGGCGCCAAAGTTGAGATTGTTGGTGTTCCCGATAAGGAATATCCTGAAGATGAAACTTATGAAGTTTTATTCTTAGATAATAAAACAAATAAACTTTTACATTCAGACACTTTAAAACCAAATTATTGGACAAAAACCGCAATCAATTATTATGTTGAATGGAAAGTGGTTGTTATGAAAAATGGTTTGGGAATTATTCATGAGGAAGTTTTAGATTTAAAAGATAAAGATGTATTAATCGCAATTACAAACACACCAATTGGTGATAATTTGGCTTGGGTTGAATATGTTAAAGAATTTGGTAAAATTCATAATTGTAATATTACATTCCAAACTTTTATTCCTTCAATATTTGAAAAATCTTATAGTGATTTTACAATTGTTCGTGGTGATACTTACGAATTTAATGATTCTAAATTTTACGCAACTTATAAAATATCATACGGCATTCCAAATGAAGAACATATCAATTTACGTAAGTTATTATTTAAGAAAAAATATCTTCATTTTGATGACTTAACATATTGGAAAAAAAATGAATCACCGTATCATCCATCATTAATCCCTCTTCAACATTTTGCACCATCAGTACTTGGTTTAGAATTAAAAGAGATGAGACCTCATTTAATTTGTGAAAATAATGAAAGACCAATTCAAAAAAAATATGTCTGTATTTCTGAATTTGCGTCAGGTGAAATTAAACAATGGAATAATAAAGTTGGTTGGCAAACTTTAGTAAATGAATTAACTTCATTAGGTTATGAGGTGGTTTCAATTTCAAAAGAAAAAACTGACTTAAAAAAAGTTACAAAAAGAAATGGTAATTTACCATTAACTGACCGTATGTGGTATCTACATCATTGTGAGTTTTTTATTGGTGTGAGTTCAGGTCTTGCTTGGTTAGCATGGGCATGTGGTAGAAAAGTAGTTATGATTTCTGGTGTGACAAAAGCAACCAATGAATTTACTGAAGATTGTATAAGAGTAATCAATGAAGATGTTTGTCATGGTTGTTGGAACTCTGAAAAACATGCCGATAAATTTACTGTGTTTGAAAAAACATTATGTCCCGAAAATAAAAACTGGGAGTGTTCAAGAAAAATATCACCAAAAATGGTAATTGATAAAATAAAAGAAAATAATTTAATATGACGGATTTTAATAATATAAATTGTACTATAAACTTTGTTGACGGTGTTTTTATTAACATATGGGATACTTGGAGTCACAGGTATCTTGTTGAGGTTTATGAAAATTACGGAAATGATTGGGCGTTGGTCAATCATAACATAATGTCCCCCGAAAATTGGTTTGTACATTTAGGTAAAAAATTTAGAAATCAGTGGAGAGTTAAAATTTGGGGTTGGAAAAATAACTATCCAGTATTAGTTACTCAACATACATTTAATGAATCAGATAAAGAAGTAGCCTTAACATTTGATACTGACTCATATAAAGAGTCATGTACGTGGGCAGAACAATCAATTGATTATCGAGATAAAGTAAGAACAAATCTTACAATATATTCAAAATTTTCAGACAGATTATCACAACAATATGTTGATTCTAAAATAACATTCTTACCTTTAACCGACATTAGTAGATTAAATACAAAATACTATTCAAGATTTAAAATTGGTAGGTTTAACATTAAACGAGAATCTTTAGGTGAATGGGGAAGTGGTTTTTTATTTTGTAGTAACCATACAAAACCAAACGTATCATCAGAACATAAAAATAACTGGTTACCATTTAACTCAAGAGAACTTTTTAACGATATAATGAATTTATGAGTACAATTATAGGAATACATCACGGAGGTCACGATTCATCAGTTGCATTAGTAATTGATGGTAAATTAGTTTGTGCTATTGAAGAAGAAAAATTAACAGGTATTAAAGCAATACATAGTTATTGGGCACACCCAATTAAAGGTTTAGAGTTCATTGAAAAGAACTTTGGTGTTACATTGGAAAATTGTGACCATGTTGCTTTTGCATTACCAAAACACTATAAGATTGAAGATGATAACATATGTTTAATTGATAAAACAACTAGTTATTCACACCATAAATGTCATGCTTTAGGAGCATATTTTACATCAGGATTTGAGGGTAAAGTATTGGCTGTGAGTCATGATGGTCAAGGTAATAGAAGTAGAGGAAAAGTTTACTTATGTGACAATGGTGACTATGAAGTTGTTAGTTCACAAAACGTTCCAACAACCACATCATTAGCTGGTTTGTGGGGAAGAGTAACCGTATTACTTGGTTGGCAGATGTTTAAAGATGAAGGTAAAGTCGTTGGTATGGCATCTCATGGTAAATACAATGAAATGTTGTACAACTATCTTAAACACATTATAAAATATAATGGTGACTTAACATTTGGACCATCAAATTCTGAAACATTGTTTGATTTTATTTTTGTTGATAAATTAAAAAATTCAGGTTATTTTGATTCTGAAGAAAATAGAAATGACTTAGCATTTTGTTTAGAAAAACACACCGAAGAATTAATGTGGCAATATCTTAGAGATTTGAAATCCAGATATCCTGATTATAATAAAGTAACATTTAATGGTGGTTTATTTGCTAACGTAAAATTAAATCAATCCATCAATAGTTTTAATTTCTTTGAGGAGATTTACATACACCCTTCAATGGGTGATGGTGGTTTGTCTACCGGTGCTGCGTTGTGTAAAGCAAATGAACTTGGTGAATTGTTATTACCACTTAAATTAGATAATGTATTTTTTGGTTCAGAATTTAATGGTGACGATTGGATGTCAGAAATAAATAACTATCCAGGTCAAATTTATTTTGAACCTTCTTCACATAGTAGAGTTGCCGAATTAATAGATGAAGGAAAAGTTGTTGGTTTATTTTATGGTAAAACAGAGTATGGTCCAAGAGCGTTAGGTAATAGAAGTATTGTTACTAGACCTACCGACACCAAAACACACGTATTGTTAAATAAAAAATTAAGACGTAATGAAATTATGCCATTTGCACCAAGTGTGTTAAAAGAACATATTAATACTATCTTTCACGCAGATAGGTCACTATACGCAGCAGAATTTATGACATTGTGTTATGACACCAGAAAAGAATGGGTTGATAAGATTCCAGCAGTTATTCATCCAAAGGATAAAACTGCAAGACCTCAAGCTGTTGATAAAAATAATAACCCAAATTTTCATAGTATCATATCAGAATACTATAAGTTATCCGATATTCCTGTTGTATTAAACACATCATTTAATGCTCACGGGGAACCAATCAATAACTACCCAAGTCAAGTTATAAAACATTTACTTGAAGGTTGTGTTGATTATATTGCTACAGAACATTTTATTTTTAGTAAGCTATAATGAATAACAAGGAAAAACTATTATTTTTTACACCTCACTTATCAACAGGTGGATTACCTCAAGTATTGGTAAATAAAATTTCTTTATTAAAAGATGAATATGATATTTTATGTGTTGAACACCATAATCATGCGTGGTTATTTAATGTACAAAGAAATAGAGTATTGGAACTTATTGGTGAAGACAAATTGATTACATTAGATGATAGTAGAAGAAAAGAACACTTCACTGAATTACTAACATCGTTTGACCCTGATTTAGTATGTTTAGAAGAATTTCCTGAATATTTTTTAGAGGATGAAATAACTGCGGTTGTTTATAACAAACAAAGAAAATATAAAGTATTTGAAACTACGCACGATTCATCATTTCCTGTTCAAAATAAAAGATGGTTTCCTGATAAATTTTTATTTGTTAGTCCTTTTAACGCTTTCAGATATTCAGTATATGATATACCATACGAAGTTATTGAATACCCTGTTGATTTCAAATCAAGAGACCAAGAAAAATATAAAGAATTACTCGGTCTTGAAAAAGATTGTATACACATTGTAAATGTTGGTTTATTTACCCAAAGAAAAAATCAGGGTTATTTGTTTGAAATTGCTCGTAAATTACAAGGTCATAAATTTAGATTTCACTTCTTAGGTAATCAAGCTGGTAATTTTAAAGATTATTGGGAACCTTTAATGAATAACAAACCTGATAACTGTATTGTTTGGGGTGAAAGACATGATGTCTATAACTTTTTACAAGCGGCTGATTTATTCTTCTTCGCATCAAAAGGTGACCGAAATAATAAAGAATTAAATCCAATTGCAATTAAAGAAGCGTTGGAATATAAAATGCCAATGATGATGTTTAATTTAGATGTTTACTGTGGTAAATATGACATTTATGATAACATCACATATCTTACTGGAGATATAAACCAGGATACAAACTTACTACTTAAAAAATTTAACATGGATAATTTACAAAACTTAATGCACATCAGCTACGAAAAAGATGAAAACAAAATCAATATTTTTTACAGTGGTTACGACCCAATTGATTATAAAGTATCGTTCAAATGTTTAACATCGGGAGCACCAATGTATTGGATGAATTTTAAAGCCGACTCACCTTTGGGTTGGTTTGTAATACCAATACCTCAACATATCATAAAGTTCCATCAATTGGCAACTTTTAGAGGTTTCTCACTTGATTTTTATGACCAAAATGACAATTTAAAATACAGTCACGAAATTGTTGTAAATGATATTTTTCCAAGATTACCTAAAGTAAATTTTGAACCATTTGATTGTTCATTCAGGAATTATATAGAATTCTTTAGTGATGACATTTACGGTAGTTTTAACCTAAATGATATGGATACGGTAATTGATGTTGGTGCTAATATTGGTTTATTTGCTAAGTACATGTACGCTAAAGACGCTAAAAAAGTTATTTTAGTTGAAGCGAATCCTTTATTGGATAAAAATATTAAAACAGTTTTAGGTTCTGATTATGAAAAATCACCGGTCTATTTAGCACCTTTAACAGGTAAGAAACAAAACATAAAGTTTCATTACTCAACAAAAAATTCAACAATTGGTACTCATACTTTTGATAACTCAAATCCATCGTACAGTGATTTAGATTCAACTATGGACTTAGAAACCATAACATTTGATGAGATTGTTAACGAAAATAATTTAACAAATATTTCATTATTTAAATGTGATATTGAGGGTGGTGAATATGAGTTAATTGAATCATTAACTGATGAACAAATGAATATGATTGAAAAGTTTATTATTGAGTTTCATGGTAATAATAATGGTGAATTGATACCAATGGTGGATAAGTTAACTAAATTTGGATTTGAATGTGAATTATTCACACTACATATGACTCGTAAAGATAGGGTTAGTGTTAATGAACCTCACGGTGTTTTAATCACTAAAAGAAAAAAATAATGAATATTTTTTCATTAAATAGTGTTAACAATAAGGTTACTTTTAGAACTCACGGTGTTTCTAAAGTAATAAATGATGATGAATTTCCATTAAATGTGTATTTTTCAAAATACATTAATGACGAAATTGTTTGGAAATCAACCGCAAATGACAATTGGTTTGTAGATTACAACGATTTTAATTTTAAGAATATTACTGTAACCACTAAATCAGGTAAAACTATTTTTGAGGAAAGGTTCATACCAAATAAACAAGATTTTTTACACCAAATATTCTTAACATATTGTTCATCAAACCCTAATAATGTTGGTTTGGCTATAGGAACACATGATGGTGAATATGGTGAATGGGTACAATCTGTTAAAGAAGGACACACAAACGCAATTCTTGTTGAAGCGTCTGATAAACAATTTAATGGTTTAATAAACAATTATAAATCAATTAACAACGTTAAACTAATTCAGTCTTTAATAACACCAAATGGGGATGAAGTTTCTTTCTATGAAAGTGAATCAGGTTATTTTAATTCAACAGATATTAATCATTTTGAAAAATTTAATATTACAGATATTGTTGAAACAAGAAAAACATCAATATCGTTAAAAGATTTAATTATAAATAATTTTGATACTAAACCTTTTTGGATGCACTTAGATGTTGAGGGGTTAGACGCTAAATTAATTTTATCGTTAAAAAATAATACCCATCTGTTATCTGATTTTATTATTTTTGAAAACTCAAATATTACTGATGAAGATAATGATGAGGTAAATAATTTTTTATTATCTTTAGGGTATGAACTATTTAATTACGATATTTCAACATTAGCAATTAAAAATTAAATATGGCAAACGGAGTTTATAAAATAACAGATGACTTTGAAAAAGAACTTGGTAGATATACTGGAGCACCTTATGTTGTTACATTAGATAACATGAGTAACGCATTATTTTTAGCATTGTATTATGAAAAAAATATAACCAAATCAATTCAAAGTGAAAAAATATCAATACCAAATAGAACATATCCTTCAGTTCCTTGTGAAATAATACACGCAGGATTAAAAGTTGATTTTATACCTGTTGATGGAAAAACAATTAAAGGTTCTTATCAATTAATTGGTTCAAATGTTTGGGATTCAGCATTGTCATTTACTGCTGACATGTATAAACCAAATAGTCACATGTGTATTTCATTTACAGGACCATATAAACACTTTAAACTAAGTAAAGGTGGTGCAATACTAACAGATAGTTTAGATGCGTATCACTGGTTTAAACGAGCAAGATATAGTGGTAGACGTGAATGTTCATATCATGATGATAACTTGGATATGTTAGGTTGGAACTTTTATATGATGCCTGAGTTAGCAACACGTGGTTTACTACTAATGAATCAATTCTATAATATTGATGGTACTAAAAAACAAAATAATGATTTAGAATTACCATATCCTGATTTATCAAAATTTGAAATTTATAAACAATGATTAAAGTTTTAGTTGGTAATGGTGGTCACGCTCGTGAAGTTATGTCACAAATGGGTGTTAAATTAAAAAGATTTGTTGATGACGAATATGTTAACTCAGATACATTACCATTATCTTCATTACAACCTGATAAACATGTTGTAATGGTTGCAGTTGCAAACTCTAAAGATAGATACGATATAATACAAAGATTACCAAAAAACACAAAATATTTTACATTCATACATCCCACAGCTATTATCATGGATGATGTAGAAATTGGTGATGGTAGTTTTATTGGTGCTTATTCAATATTAACAACTAATATTAAATTAGGTTCACACACATTATTAAATCGTAGTAACCATATTGGTCATGATTGTATCATTGGTGATTATTTTAGTGCAATGCCAGGTTCTATTGTTTCAGGAAATGTCACAATAGGTGATAAAGTTTATTTAGGAACTAATTCATCAATTAAAGAAAAATTATCAGTTGTTGATAATGTAACAATAGGTTTAAACACTGGTATTGTTAAAAACATTAATAAAGAAGGAATTTACGTTGGAGCAAATACAAGAATGTTATGAAAGTAAGTGTTATAGTACCCGCTTATAAATTTGCGAATTATTTAGAACAAGCGTTATTGTCCGCTTTATGGCAAAAAACAAGTTTTGAGTTTGAGGTATTAGTTAGAGATGATTTTTCTCAAGATGGTTCAGAGCAAATTATTGAGCGATTAACTAATTTTTATCCCAATTTAAAACATTTTCGTGCAACTGAAAATTTAGGTTTTCATAAAAACATACCATTTTTATTATCGCAAGCACAAGGTGAATATATCGCCTATTTAGATGGAGATGATTATTTTTTTAATGAGTATAAATTACAAAAACAAGTTGATTTTTTAGATGCAAACCCTGACTATTCAATGCATTGTACAGGTTATTGGTTATACACTAATGGTATTTATACCCCCAACAAAACTAATACATGGTTATGTAGTCCAATTAAAGACATAACAACAGAAGACTTATTTGTAGAGAATTACGTATCTTTTGGAAGAATGTTTAGAAATTACAAAGATTTAATTAAACCATACATGATGTCATTACCTTATTTAGATTATCCTGTCAATTATGAGTTATCATTAAGAGGTAAGATACGTGGTGATGAATGGGTTGGTGGTATATACAGAGAACATGGTCAAGGTGTTTTAACATCACTTTCACCTGAAGAAAAAAAACAAACACATAAATACGTAAGAGATTACCTATATAACAGACACAATCAAATGAAAAATAAAACAATTACAATCATAGATTCTTTTGTTCATAACAAAGAAGTTGAAGTTAAATTATCACAATTTTTGGATATTTTAAAAGGAAATAATCAAGATACTTTATTAGTATCTAACACAATTATTAAACCTGAAATTTTATCCAAAACAAACTATTACTTATACGACTCAAATAATAAATTGTTTGAAAATGATTATACAAATGTTAGTAATGTGACTTTATATCATTTGAGAGATGATATTGATATTTTTGATGTTATGCCAGGTTTACAAAGACATGGTCTACCTGTATTAGTTAATCTATTCAATTCTTTAATATTTGCAAAGTCATTAGGTTATACCCACTTTCAAAGATTAGAAGTTGATGATAAACTTTCAGAGTCATCTTGGGATTACATAAATACCGTACCATCATTGTGTCACGACAATGGTAAAAAAGGATTGTTTTATTTTAATGAAAATGACTCAAGAAAAGATGTTTCGTTTCACTATTTTTACTGTGAGATTGAGTATTTTTTACAAATCATTAAACGAATTACATGTGAACAAGATTATGTAAATTATTTAATGGATAGGTTTGGTAATTTAGATTTTAAAATTGCCGAAGAATATTTGTATCAGAATATTATTGATAATGATATTGACTCACACATTTTAAGAAAAACTGGTGACCAACAAACAATTGATTTTGAAGGTACCTTATGGAATACTGAGACTTCAATTAGTAACATATCCCCCAAGTATGAAGGTTGTTCAACAAGAATATATAAAGTATATAGAAATATTGATAGTGTAAAAACATTAACAAACTATTTGGCTGTTGTATCTTACAACTATACAGATACACCAAAAAATAGAGTTGTTATATCATATTTTAATGACGGAACTGAACAAACATTTAATCAATCTGTTAGTGGAAAACATAGTTGGTCATACTATATTCCAAAAGATGGTTTAGAAAAAATTGATGTGTATGAAGATGGTAGATTTCTATATTCTGAAACAAATAACAATGTATATGCTAACATGTATATTAAATGATATCATTAACCATTACAACGTGTAAAAGATTTTCATTGTTTGAAAGAACAATAAATTCTTTCTATAATAATTGTGTTGACCGTGATTTGATATCACACATCTTTCATTATGATGATTCATCTTCAGATTTTGAAAGGAAAGAAATGTTTCTTTTATTAAAGAAATTATTTCCAAAGGTGATGTTAACATCAATAACATTTCAACCTTCAGATTTTAATACCAGAAAAAGACATTTGGAGATTATGAAAGTTTGGAAAACAAACAATGAAAAATTTAATTTTGATTATGTGTTTCATTTAGAGGATGATTGGTTATTTCAACAAAATTTTAGATTATTAGATGGTATTAATTTATTAAGTAATAATGACGATATTGCATTAGTTGGCTATTCATGGGAAAAAAAGATATTCCCACCAGAATTATTTACACCAAGAATAATTGGTGATTTTTGGGAATGGTATTATTCTGAAAAACACGAATTAAATGAACCATTATTTTTAGATGAGGTTGAAATGAAATACTTACCTGAAGGTGATTGGGTTAAAGTAATCAATTGGCCATACTTTGGATTTAGACCAGCAATACATGATATTAAAAAATTAAAAACTATTGATAATTTTAATGGAAATATGGATTCATTTGAATTAGAATTCGCATTAAGGTTTGCAAAAAAATACAAATCATTTTTACATTTGGAAAGAATTTGTTATCATATAGGTATTCATAATTCATCATACAACTTAAACAATTCAGAAAGATAAAATGGAAAACTTTTTATGGGTTACAATTGGTGACCAACAATTTAGAACCGCTCAAACAAAACACATACCTAAAGCCTTTTCAATAATATTAAAAGACTTTGAACAAATTATTGAGATTGGTACTTTTACAGGTGCTTTTACATATTGGTTATCAGAAAATAAATCTGATTCATGTAAAATAATATCATACGATAATAATCCTGATTATTTACAAGTTAATAATATTAAAGATACCACCTTAAGAGTTGCCGATTGTTTTGATGTTGACGTGATTGGTGAAATAAAATCATTAATTAGTCAACCAAAAAAAACATTATTATTATGTGATGGTGGTGATAAAGAAACTGAATTTAAATTATTCTCAAGGTATCTTAAAACGGGTGATGTTGTTATGTTACATGACTATGAAGAAACACCCGAAGAGTACGAAAAAATAAAAACCGAATTAGATTGGCCAACAATTTCCGAATCTCATTATAAAAATTTAGAAAGATATCTTCCCGAATTAAAATTAAGACCATATCTTTATAATGAATTTAAACAAGTCCTTTGGGGGAGTTTTATTAAATGTTAAAACAAGAAAAAATATTAATCAATATTAATAATATTGATGTTGAAACTGCTATAAATAATGCAATTTTAAAAATTAATTTTACAACATTAGGGTTAAATGACCAACAACAAACAATATCTGTAAAGATATCAGACCCGTATTTTGATATACCATACTCACCCGAAATTATTAATGTAAATTGTATTGATGGTCCAAATTATTTTGTTAATTTTACGATTGGTAGTCATTTTGGGAAACATAATAGATTGGGTTTTAAAGGTGGGGTACATTTAAGATGTTATATAGAAGATTATTTAGTTTTTGAAAAAAAGTTTTTCTTTTATAAGAACTATCTACCATTAAGAAACATATCACAACAATATCCAATGAATTATAAACGATTATGGATTATTGGTGATTCAAATGTGTGGGGAACTTTTGGTAATGATGAGTACACCCCTGAACCAATACATGATTATTTACCCATAAGGTATAGTCACCCCTCACTAAGTTTACATAGATTTTTAAATAAAGATAATAAATCATTTATTGATTTATTACCCATAGAAGATGGCGATATTATAGCCTTTTATTTAGGTGAAATAGATACTAGATATGGTCTACCTAAATCATCTCAAGAAAAAAATACTTCAATTTCTCATTTAACAAATAAGTTATTATTTAAATATAAAGAATTTCTACAGACTTTTATTTCCAAACATCCAAATAATAAAGTGATTGTTATGTCCCCAAACCCACCAATTAAAAATGGTTTAATTGATGAAGAAAAAGAACGTCAATTAATTAAAGGAACAAATAATGAAAGAAAATATTGTGTTGATTCATTTGATGAGTTTTTTTCTAATGAAAATTTTCTATATTTTAATTGGAAAAAAGATTATACTGATAATTTTGGGTTTGTTGACCCAAATTTTTTATTTGATAATGATTTTCACATAAAAGAATATAACCAAATATTAAAATCATTTAGCGAATTTATTAAAACAATATGAAAATAACACAAGTAACACCAGGTCTTATATCAATACCTCCAAATGGTTGGGGAGCAATTGAAAAAGTAATATGGAACTATAAACTTCAATTTGAAGAAATGGGTCACGTATGTGATATTAAATACTTAAATGATGTTGATGTAAATAATACAGATATCATTCATTTACACGTTGCCAATTTAGGTATTGAAGCTCAAAAAAGAGGTATACCATACATCTTTTCATTACATGACCATCATGTTGTTAGACATGGTAAAGATTCTCATACATATAAACAAAATTTAGAAGCCATTAAAGGTTCAATAGTATCCTTTACACATGCAGAATTTTTAGTTGATTACTTTGAGGAAACTGATAAGTTATTTTATTTAACACATGGTGTTGATACCAAGTTTTTTGATTTACCTTATAAGGAAGATTTTAAACACAAATTATTATGTATAGCAAATAATGGTTATGCTGATGACCAAACCATAGATAGAAAAGGATTTAGATACGCTATTGAAGCCGCTAAAGAATTAAACATGGATATTACAATTGTTGGTCCTCCTAACAATATGAATTTTTTCAACGCAAATCCTGATTTATTGGAGTACGGTAAATTAAACATAATTTCTCACAATCCAAGTGAAGAAGAATTATTAAAAATAATTGAAGAGCATTCAATATTCCTTCACCCATCAGAATTGGAAGCTGGTCACCCAAATTTAACATTATTGGAATCAATTTCATGTAGAGTACCTGTTGTTGGGACATATGATGGTAACCACAAAATTGAAGGTTTGTATAAAGTAGAAAGGTCAACTGAATCAGTTAAAAAAGGTATATTGGAAGTTATTGAGAACTATGCTCATTATATGATTAATACCGAAATTGATAGAAAATATTATGATTGGTCAACAGTTTGTACAAGATTGTTAAACATGTATGGTGATGTTCTTAAAATACAAAAAGAATATACTTCTGATATTACCAAAAATTTATTTATTAAAGCGTTTAACGAAACAAAAGATTTAAAACCAATGTTAAATGAAAAATTGGCAATAAATGTACATTTTGTTGATGGTCCAACTGTTGATGTTCAAAGTAATCTTGACGATGAATATACCGTAGATTTTTTTGAAGATGATAACACACTAACATATACTTCAAAAATAAGAAGTAATATGTGGACAAAATCAAATAAGAAATTTCATAAAGATTGGAGAATCAGAGTTTCTAATTCATCAGGAACAATACTTAACCGTAAGTTTCCTTTTGAAGGTATGAGAGTTTATATTGCAATTGATTCAAGTTCGTTAGGTGATTCAATTGCTTGGGTACCATATGTTGATGAGTTTAGAAAAAAACATAAATGTCATGTGATTTGTTCAACTTTCAAGAATTTTTTATTTGAAAAATCATACCCTGAAATTGAGTTTGTTACGCCAGGTATTGAAGTTAAAAACATATACGCAATGTATAAGTTGGGTTGGTTTTATAATCGTGATTTAGAACCTACATTACCTAATACAATACCATTACAACAAACCGCTAGTAATATTCTTGGGTTAGAATTTAAAGAAATTAAAACAAATATTGATTTTATACCAAAAGAAAAACCTTACCCTGAAAAGTATATTTGTATTGCAACCAACTCAACCGCTGGTTGTAAATATTGGAACAATCCAACAGGATGGGTTGATTTAATTAGACATTTTAAATCATTAGGATATAAAGTAATTAATATCTCACAAAATGGTGATAAATACGAAGGTGCCGATTCATTAGAAGATGACTCAATTGATAATACAATGAATGTAATTTATCACAGTCAATTTGTTGTCGGTCTTTCAAGTGGATTATCTTGGTTAAGTTGGGCTTTAGGTAAACACGTTGTGATGATTTCTAATTTTACAGAACCTGACCATGAATTTACTTCAAATTGTACAAGGATTATAAATATGTCAGTATGTAATGGTTGTTGGAATAATCCCATGTTCTTATTTAATAAAGGAGATTGGAATTGGTGTCCTGAACATAAAGATACTGAAAGACAATTTGAATGTCATAAATCTATAACCGCAGATATGGTTATATCACAAATACAAAATTTATTATGAATATAGAAGTATCACATGGAGAAATTGTTGACAAATTAACAATTCTTCAAATTAAAAAGGAAAATATTACCGACCCAAATAAATTAGATAACATCATAAAAGAGTATGAGTATCTTTTATCTGTGGTTGAAAATGATTTGGGTATTTCAACTTTATCACCTGAGTATTTAGAATTATTGTCAGTTAATAAAGACCTTTGGGTTATTGAAGATGATATTAGGGACAAAGAAAGACAAAAAGAATTTGATGAAGAATTTGTTAGTCTTGCTCGTTCAGTTTACTATACTAATGATGTTCGTGCTAAAATTAAAAAAGAAATTAATTTGAAGTTTTCTTCAGGATTTATTGAAGAAAAATCTTACAGTGATTATCTGTAAGGTGTTCCACCTACCCAAAATACCAAACTTTTTCTAATACCTTTTGTTACGGGTGTAACCCTATGCATAATACAACTTGGGAATATTGTCATACTATATTGTTTTCTTTCCACTGTTTTAATCTCACCACCAGGCCATAGTTCCAAATCACCACCTTCATATTCGTCAGGATTTGTTAACAGTACCGACATAGACACTTTTCTTTGAGCACTAGGACCATGTCCTGTATCTATGTGCCAACCATATTCACCATCGTCTTCATATTCAGTGTATTGAATAGGTTCTCTCGCCATAATTAATTCAAAATTCCAAAGTTGACCATTAACTGATTGGATGATTTTCATTAATTTGGTAAATAACCACATAGTTTCATTTGTTGGGTATATCCATTTAACATTACTTTTTCTAACATCTTTGTTAACCTCACCAACAAAATTTTCATTTACAATTCTTCCTTCTTCATACTCTAAAGAATTAATTATATTAATTAATTCATCAATTTCAGGTTGTGAAAATTGGTCATCAACATTTGCGTGCTTACCTATATCAATTGTTGGTGGGTATGGAAATATCGGTATTTTACTTGACATAAATAAAGTATATTAAATAAAATCTATTAAGTAAACTTGCAAATTAAAATTATGAAACTCTAATGTAAACAGTCCCACCATTTGCAACATTAATAATTGCTCCGGTAGTTAATAGACCCGGAAATGTAGTTGGTGAACCAGGAAAAGCGGTGAAACCAGCACCAGTGTCATAATCAACATTTACCGCTGGTGTAAATGGTGGTGCACCAGCATTTAAATTAACCTGTAAATCTATTTGATACCAATGGGGTTGGTTACCAGCGGTCCCCCCTCGAATCATTGCATTAATTTGTGTTTGTGTATCAGCGTTTGGTCCACTATTTGAACCGCTAGCCAAAACAGTTGCATCATTAATTGTCACATCAATAGTTGATACCCAACTAGGTGTTCCTGATTGGAATTGAATGTCATAATAACTCTCAGAATCTATATCATAAAACATTGATATAGATGCGTTTTGTGTTACTGCACCTCCAGCAGGACTTGATGGTAAAGGATAAAATGCTGGATAAAATGTATAGTCATTAATAAAACCATCATCATATATGTATGTTGCAAAATCATACAATCCAATATCAATATTAGGCGTAAAGTTAACCTCAGCCCTAATATTATCATAACTAATAGGATTACCGGGTGATGCTGGTCCTGGTGGTGTTGCCATATTCTATTAACAATCAACTGTTGATGATGGTCCGTAAATACTTTGCAAATGAGTTCTTAATTCAGAATACCCCGCTGAAAAGATATCAGTAGTTTCAAATGAAGTAAAACTACTAACCTTTTTATATACATAATTACCAATTTGTTTATTTGTCACAATATTGTCTTTATTGTTTTTATCTACTTCTGAGTTATAAATTTCTAACCCAAATCTAACAGCATTGTTGGATTTATCAATTAAATAAGTACCTATTCTTACATAGGCTTCAGTGGTGATTCCACCACTGGTTCCTATTTGTGTTGTTACTTTTATAGCCATTTTATTTCTTTTCTAATTCTTTAATTTTATTGTTCAATTCTTGAATTGATTGGATTAGGAATGGTACCAATCTTTCGTATGACACTGTTTTATATAACTCCTCATCACCTGTTTGAAGTAATGTTGTATTTGTAACGATTTCAGGTATTATTTTTTCAACTTCTTGAGCAATTAATCCAAAGTCATTTCCTCTTCTCATAACATCTTTCCAAGTATATGACACAGGTCTTAATTTTTCAATAATACCTAAACTGTTTTCAAGAGTTTTAACATTATCTTTTAATCTTTCATCTGATGGTGTTGTTGAATATCCAATAATGTTCGCAGTTGCGTGGAAATCACCATATCCACCATTGTTTGTCATTCTGAACATTTCAGTTCCGTTCAATGAGTATCCAAGATATGAAGTTCCACTGTTGAATATACCTGTGTTTGTATTTGCCGTCCATGAGAATGATGGTGCTCCTGCCGAACCTGAAACTCCTGACCTGTAACCCGCGCAGTTGTGGACAAACGAATCCGAACCTTTAATGAATAGACAACAAGATGATTGTATTTGTGAACCATTCACTGCGTATACGATATACAAATCAGATACGTTATTACATGTGAATGAACCACCGCTAATACCTGAAGTACCACTTGGACCACTTAATCCTGAAGAACCTGTTGTACCTGAAGTACCGCTAGTTCCTGAAGTTCCTGAACTTCCTGAAGTTCTTGATGCCCCTGATGTACCCGCATTTCCTGATGAACCCGCTGAACCTGATGTTCCACTTGTACCTGAAGTTGCTGACGCTCCTGAAGCTCCCGCAGCTCCTGATGAACCTGCAGTTCCTGAAGTTCCTGATGAACCTGAAGTTGCCGATGAACCTGCAGTTCTTGATGCTCCTGATGAACCTGCAGTTCCTGATGTACCGCTTGAACCTGAAGTTGCTGATGCTCCTGACGCTCCTGATGAACCTGCAGTTCCTGAAGTTCCTGATGAACCTGAAGTTGCAGATGCTCCTGATGTTCCAGCGTTTCCTGATGCTCCTGACGTACCACTTGTACCTGAAGTACCTGATGTTGCTGATGCTCCTGACGCTCCTGATGAACCAGCAGTTCCTGATGTACCTGAGGTACCTGATGTTGCCGATTGTCCTGACGCTCCCGCAGCTCCTGATATACCTGAAGTACCACTTGAACCTGATGTTCCTGATGTACCGCTAGTTCCTGAAGTTGCAGATGCTCCTGATGTTCCAGCGTTTCCTGATGCTCCTGACGTACCTGAAGTTCCACTTGTTCCTGAAGTTTGAGATGCTCCTGACGCTCCTGCGGAACCTGATGTACCTGAAGTTCCACTTGTTCCTGATGTTGCCGATGCTCCTGACGCTCCTGCGGAACCTGATGTACCTGAAGTTCCACTTGTTCCTGATGTTGCCGATGCTCCTGACGCTCCTGATGAACCACTTGTACCTGATGTACCACTAGTTCCTGATGTTCTTGAAGCTCCTGATGTTCCATCAACACCTGATGTACCACTTGTACCAGATGAGCCGTTTGTTCCTGATGTTCCTGATGTTCTTGAAGCTCCTGATGTTCCCGCGACTCCTGATGTTCCTGAAGAACCATTTGTTCCTGATGTCGCTGAAGAACCCGCTGAACCTGAAGTACCACTTGTACCTGATGTTCCTGATGTTGCCGATGCTCCTGACGCTCCTGCGGAACCTGATGTACCTGAAGTTCCACTTGTTCCTGATGTTGCCGATGCTCCTGACGCTCCTGATGAACCTGAAGTTCCCGATGTTCCACTTGAACCTGATGTTGCTGACGCTCCTGATGTACCAGCATTTCCTGATGCTCCTGAAGAACCACTTGTTCCTGTTGAACCTGAAGTTGCCGATGAACCTGCTGAACCTGATGTTCCCGATGCTCCTGATACTCCTGATGTTCCACTTGTACCTGAAGTTGCTGATGAACCTGCTGAACCTGAAGAACCACTTGTACCTGATGTACCGCTAGTTCCTGATGTTCTTGAAGCTCCTGATGTTCCATCAACACCTGATGTACCACTTGTACCAGACGAACCGTTTGTTCCTGATGTTCCTGATGTTCTTGAAGCTCCTGATGTTCCCGCAACTCCCGATGTTCCTGAAGAACCGTTTGTTCCTGAAGTTGCTGAAGAACCTGCCGAACCTGACGAACCACTTATTCCTGAAGTACCAGATGTTCCTGAAGTTGCTGAAGAACCTGCTGAACCTGATGTTCCTGACGCTCCTGATGTTCCTGAAGAACCTGAAGTCGCTGATGAACCTGCTGAACCTGATGTTCCTGACGCACCTGATGTTCCTGAAGAACCTGAAGTCGCTGATGAACCTGCTGAACCTGAAGAACCACTTGTTCCGCTAGTTCCTGATGTACCTGAAGTTGCTGAAGAACCCGCCGAACCTGCTGAACCTGATGTTCCTGAAGTTCCACTTGAACCTGATGTACCTGATGTACCGCTAGTTCCTGATGTTCTTGAAGCTCCTGATGTTCCATCAGTACCAGAAGTACCACTAGTTCCTGATGAACCATTTGTTCCTGATGTTCCTGATGTTCTTGAAGCTCCTGATGTTCCCGCAACTCCTGATGTTCCTGAAGAACCATTTGTTCCTGAAGTTGCCGATGAACCTGCCGAACCTGATGAACCACTTATTCCTGAAGTACCAGATGTTC